GTGGAGTTATTCCATATACAATTATAGGTGCTATTCATAGATATGGAGATCAATGGATTGTATATTCTACAGATGACATTAATTCTGAAATTGGAACGTTTGATGATAGTGAATGTAAATATGAAGCTTTAGTAAATGACCCTTGTTTAAATTTTAAAAAGAAATTTTTAATTACTGGTGCATCTAAAGAAAACTTTGATTGTTCTTGGCAAGTGTATTGGGATGATGGTAATAACCCATCACGTACATTAAACATAGATGACATTCCTTGGAAACAATACATAAGTTCTGCACCAGGAGATCCTTGTGTAGTTTTTAGTGATATAGAACCTAAACAATTAGATTGTGAAAAAATAAGATTGGCACCACTGATGGACACACCTTGTGTAAAACTATCAAAAGATGTTGATGGTGGTATGTTAAGAAATGGTGCATATCAGGCTTTTATTGCATATACTGAGAATGAACAAAAAGTAACAGACTATATTGGTATATCAAATGTTCAAACGCTTTGGAGTCATGCTGGCTCTGGTGGATCAATGAATATTAAATTATCAAACTTAGATACTAAATTTGATTATTATCAGCTAGCTCTTTTGATAAGACAGCAGGGTCAAGTATTTGCTAAAAAAATTGGTCTTTATAGTACTCAGCAACTAGACATAGGTCTTGATTTTATTAGTGATGAATTAGAAGCAGTAGATATAGCAGAGTTACCTAAACGTAATCCAGCATATGAAAAATCAAATGCAATGTATGTTGTTAATGATTGGCTTATTAGACAAGGACCAACTGAAAAATTTGATTTTAATTATCAACCTATTGCTAATCAAATAAAAACAAATTGGGTAAGTAATCAACTAGATTCAAAATATTATACTTTAGGTGGTAGTAAATTAGGATTCTTAAGAGATGAGCAATATGCATTTTTTATTAGATGGATATATAATACAGGTGAAAGATCTTCATCATATCATATACCAGGTAGAGCACCAGAAAACTATAATGGTAATTTAGAAACTGATATTATATTTGGTGATAATGCTTTAGATGATTTGGGAGATCCTGTTTATAAAGTTTATAATACTGGTTCTATTACACAACAAAATATATCTGAACTACAAGATGATGGTTCTTTTATTATTGGTAGAGGTAAAATGGGATATTGGGAATCTACAGAAAGATATCCTTCAGATAGACCTGACATTTGGGGTGATCTATGTGGGAAACCAATCAGACATCACAAGTTTCCTACTGAAGAAGTAGGAGGACCAAACTCACCTTTACATATTAGTACAACTGACGGAGATAATATAAACTTATTAGGAGTAGAATTTACTAATATAGGAAGACCAAAATATAATGATGGAAGTTATCTACAAGATGTAGTTGGTTATGAAATACTAAGAGGTTCAAGAACTGGAGCAAAATCTATATTGGCTAAAGGTTTGTTTAGGAATATGCGTGAATATACTGTACCAAATTCAGAGAATTTAATTGGTGGAAGTGTTCAAGGTTTATATGCAAACTATCCATATAATGATTTGAGACCAGACATGTATTTTTGGAAAGGTGGCAATGATCTTAATAGAACAGAATCATGTGATAACCTGCTTCAAAGTATAGCATCATTTGCTCCTTTAGACGGGTATTCAAAAAAAGCATTTACTTTTGCATCTCCAGATCTAATGTTTACAAAGCCTTTTTTAAATGCTTATGAAACTAGAATATATGGTGAGATAACAGGTAAACAATCTGGTTATTTTAAAGCATCAGAAGATCACCCTCAGTTTAAACTATTAAGAAATGGAGCAGCTGTAATAGCAGCTGTGATTGGTATAGGTTATGCTGTTGCTCAAATTCAAGGAGATAGAGGAACTAAAAGAACCGGTGGTGGAGGTGGTTTTTGGACTGCAAATGACTTTTACTTAGGTTTTGGAACTGGTGGTACTACAGGACCTTTTGGAGTAAATGGAGTAGCTAATGCTGCAGGTGCTGTAGCCAACTCAGGTATTTCTGAAGGTGCATCAATTGCTTATGAATTAGTTGATAGTACAGTAGCTTTAGCTGATTTGTGGGCAGGTGGAGCAGGTTTAGAACTAGCACAAGGGATTTTTGGATCAGTAACTGCTTTATCTGGTCTTCTACCAGGTGGTAAACCAGGTGAGTATGAAATAACAACTAATAAAAATACAGCTTTATCTCAGTTGCCTTCAGGATTTAGAGCATTAATTTCTCTGACAACTTCAGCTGCTAATATTGCAATTGGTGGTAATGAGATAATTGAGCTAATTTATAACTTAGTTAACAAGAGTGATTTTGTATTTAAATATAATTCACAAGGCTTTTTTAATGATTTTAAAGATAGCAACTTATCAATATGGAGATTTAAGAATGAAGATTCTAATTATTTAGGTTCTTCATTTCAAACATTTAATAATGGACAATATAAAATAAATAATTTATTTAGACCATCAACAGTTGCTGTTGCATTAGAAAAAGAATTACAAGATCCAATAACTGAGGATAAATCAAGATTTACAGTTGGGGGTTATGTTAGAAAAAATGGTTCAGTAGGTGAATGGTCTGATAATTATTTATTAAATCCTGATCAAAGTAAAATATCAAATATATCTGCATATTACGGATCACTTAAATTTAACTTTGATAATCAATATGGTCAACTAAGCGGTATAAAACAAATACCTATGAGAGGTTGTGTTGAATTATTAGATCCAACTAAACCTGATCAATTTATGTATTCAACTCAAGCTCTTATGGCAGGTGATACATTTATTGGTAGGTATACTGAAAAAGTTATAATGCCAATTTTTTCTCAATATCTATTAGGTCAGCCAGATGAGTTTACATATGATTACTCCATGCATGTCAATATACCATACCCTAGGTTTTGGTTAAATTCACAAAGATTTGACATGACAGGTTTAGCTCAACAAATAGCAACACTTGGTATTGCTCCTGACCCTGATGAATTATTTCCTAATGATCTATTTTATTTAGATAGAGGTAATGATAGTTGTGGTCAAGGATTTACTAATATATTTACAGGAGGAAATGCAAATGATCCTAACCCTATATTAGCTATGAGATATGCTTACATGTATTCTCATAATAATGGAATATTAGACTTCTTTGTAGAATCAGAAATTAATTTAGCACACAGAGATTGGGAAGATACTAAAGCAAGACAAATATATGATGTATATGAAAATAATGATATAGATGAATTATTTCATGCACAAATAGAAAAGAAAGATAACTACTATAAGTATGATGAATCATTAAGTCCATCAAGATTTCCATCACAAATGAGTTCCTTTGGGGAAATTCAACCATTGTACTATGATCCATATGTTGCAGCAAACTGTTATGTTAGCCGTCCAAAAAGATTAATATATTCTTTACAAGCTCAAGATGAAGCTAAGAAAGATTTTTGGAGAGTATTTTTACCACTTAATTATAAAGACTTTAAAAATAAAGTTAGTGTAATAAAACCTATGAGTAAGACAGGGGCATTAGTATTTTTCCCTTATTTATCTCCTCAGTTATTTCAAGGAGTAGATTCTTTAAAGTTAGGATCAAATACTAATGTAACAATAGGTGATGGTAAATTATTTAATCAACCGTTGCAAAATGTAACTAATTCTGACATCTCTAATGAATATGGTTCATGTGAAAGTTTAAGAAGCGTTGTAAATACACCAGTAGGTTTGTTTTTTATATCACAAGCACAAGGTAAAATATTTCAATATACAGGTAAAGGATTAGATCCAATATCTAATAATGGAATGAAATGGTGGTTTAATAAATATCTACCTTCTCAATTAGTTAAACAATTTCCATTACTGGAAGATTCTGTATTATCTGATAATCCTATAGCAGGTGTAGGGTGTCAAGCAATATATGATCCTAATGATGATATTGTTTATTTTATGAAAAAAGATTATAGAATAAAATCTAAATGGATTGCTAATGTTACATATTCTGAATCAAAAGGATTTGAATTTAATGGAGGATTACCTCTTACAATAGGGGATCCCGTTTGGTTTGATGATTGTTCTTGGACTATAAGTTATGATCCAAAAGGAAAAGGATGGGTATCTTTTCATGACTGGCATCCTGAGTTAGCTTTACCAAGCATTAATCACTTTTTTACAACAAAGACAATAGAAAGTGAAACTCCAATATGTCCACCAGGATTCACATATAATGCAACAAACGGATTGTGTGAAAGAATAGAAAATACATCTGATTTAGCTTCTGTCATAATAGATGAAGTAGATGCTGATGTACAAGGTGGTGCAACACTATGTTTATTAGATATTGTTATAGCAATGGACACTTCTGGTTCTACTGGGAATGGTCCAGGTTCTATAAGACAAGCTCAACAGGATTGGTTAAGTGCATTTTTGACTGATCCTAATATATCAGGACCTATGGCTACTGGTAGATTTCAAGTAGGTTTAAATGCATGGGCAAGCCAACGGGTTGATATGAATCCTAATGGATTTACTATGAGTAACACTGTTACTGAACCTCAAGTAACTGCTTGGTATAATAGTGTTTGGGGTCAAACTCCTCCAGGAACTGGTACAGTAGTGGGTCCAGCACTAACTCATGCGCAGAATGTATTAAATTTAAAAGCAGGAAGTCAGCTAGGAGATAGAACTGCAGATCCAGCTTTTAGACAAATAATTATTTTTGTAACTGATACAAATAGTAATCCTGGAAATATAGGTTGTCCATTCCAAGGTATAAATAATTCACCCAATGCATCAGGTCCTGCAAATCAAGATGTGTTTGCTTTATATTGTGGTGCTACAAATAGTACACCTGCTAACCCAAATGTATTAACTAATATAGCTTGTACTCCTGGTCCTATAAATGTTGATGGATATCAATATGGTATTGCAGCTAATAATCCAGCTCAAGTTGCTTTAATAGCAGCAAACATTGCAGCTAATGCATGTTCAATACCTACTACATGTAATTGCCCTCCTGGTTATACTCTTGTATATCCAAATCCAACAACAGGAGAGTTTATAGATAGCTCAGGACCATGTGAGGTAGATGCACCACCAATATGTAGAAAATTAGAATGTGAATGTCCTCCTGGTATTCCTGGATTTCCTACAACAACAACAGGTCAGTGTGATGATTTATTTTTAGCAGGAAGTCCTACATATGTTAATCCTAATCCACTTATATGTAATTCAGACTCTTATGAAACTGCACAAGCAAACTTTAAGGTTGGAGCATTTTGGAGACATAATGTAAGGTGTGATTTATTTGCAAATTATTACGGTGTAGATTATCCATGGGAAATTGATTTAGTTGAACAAACTGGGCAAATGGTTAATACTGTAAGAAGTGTTGAATATCAACTTGAAACATATGTTTATAAAGGTGATATGGGCTATGCGTGTAATGATGACAAATGGGAAGATCTTTTATTTAATTTTGATCAAGCAATCATTTATAATAATGAACAAGTATCCGGATCTTTAAAGTTAGTTCCTACACCATTTAATGAACCTTTAGCTAATTTAACTTACCCTATAGTTAGTGGTAATAATATAGATATACTATGTTCTAAAGTAGAACAGAAATATAGGTTTAATCAATTTTGGGATATTACAAATGATAGAGGAGAGTTTTCATTTGCAGAACAACCTATTTGGAGAACAGCACCAAATGGCTACATAAAAAACTTAAATGTGATAAACTTAAATTATAATAAATCACAACTACAACATAAGAAATTTAGACATTACGCAAATAATTTTATATTAAGAAGATTAGTCTCAGGAAATAGAAAAATGTTGCTACGTTTATTTAATACTAAACTACTTACATCTCTTAGATAATGGCAAATAAGAAAAGCATAGGACTACCAGGGGGACCAAATGAATACATAACACATGTATCAGAAATGTTTAGTACAGAAGGATATAAAAGAAATTCACCTGATGTAAACAATCCAGTTAATATTATTGAGTCAAGTAATATTACTATGAATGGTGTAGACTTCCCTGTTAGGGGTTATGGTAACAATGGCAAAGTTCAGGATATGATGCCGGGAGTAGAACATTACGACTATGGTAATGCAGACTATGTTGTTGAAGTACCAATGGCTCAGACAGGTGTAGAAGTAGAAAAAAGTTTTGAGATAACTCCTGAGTTGCTTTTAAAACAAGCTTTTGTAGAATCTTTATTAAACCCAAAAGCTAAAAATGATCTTGGATATAAAGGTATAGCACAAATAGGAGATGACTTAATAAGTGATTATAAAAAGGCAAATAAAGTTGAATCAGTAGATCCATTTAATGTACAACAAAATCATGATGTTCAAGAGTGGTCTATGAATGAATTATACAACTCATCATTTGTAGATAAACCTACAAGCACTGCTGAGAATAGATTACTCAAAAGTTTAGCATCTTATAATTGGGGAAGAGGTAAAGTACGAAAATTACTTAATGAAGAAAAGGCTAGTGGTACTGATATATATACAGGAACTGATTGGACAGAGAAACTACCGCAACAAACAAAGGACTACATAAATATGATTGTTTATGATGGTTCAACAGAAAAAAGACCTCTAGTACAAGAGAATTTTATCAAAGCAACAAAAGATGATAAGTATAAAGAAATAAGAGATATATATAAATATCAGTACGGTGGTGATTTATTTGATGAAAGAACTAATAACGCACTTGTACAAGATAATACTTATGTAAGTAGGTTTATGCCTAAAGATCCTTTCCCATCTTTAAGAAATATAAATAAAAGTATTGAAGATTATAAATTAGATCCATCAGATTATGAAGTTAAAGATAATCCAAGATCATCAGATAATAATCTAGAAAATAATCATGTTGTTGCAAAGGGTGAAAACTTAGGTCTTATAGCAAAAAAGTATAATACATCTGTTAGTGAAATTGCATCTTTAAATAATATACAAGATCCTAATTTAATTAATGTAAATCAAAAATTAAAATTACCAAACATTGAGGTTAGTGACAAAAAAGAATATGTAATAAAAGCTGGTGATACCTTAAATGAAATAGCTAAAAAACACGGGACAACATCCAATAAGTTAGCTGAAATTAATGGCATTGAAGATATAAATATTATAAGTATAAATCAAAGATTACAACTGCCTGATAATTATATTGATGAAGTAAGTCTAGCAGAAGAAAGTTGGATTAGTACAGATAAATTAAAGCAAAATAGAAAAGACATCAATGGTGGTAATGATGAAAGCATTGTTGTAAAATCACAAATGTTAAATGACCCAAATCAAAGATATGTTGTTATAGATAAAAAATCACAAAGATTAAAACTTTATCAAGGTGATAATGTTCTTATGGATTTTGAAGTGGGAACAGGTCAAAATGTTGGAGATGCACAAACAGTAACTAAAAATAAATATATAGATCCATATGGAAATACAGTTACACCAAAAGAAGCATTTATAGAAGAAGAGAAAGACGGTAGAATTGTATATGAGAAACTTAAACCAGGATACAAAAGTAAAGTAGACTGGAGTGCTGGTAATAAGCAAACAGGTGCAGGAAAATTTACAATGGGTAATGTGGGTGAATATAAAGACACACCTTCATTTACATTAGTTAATGAAAATGGAATAGAAATACCTGCTGTTATTCATGCTGCATTAAATAGTAGAAAACAATACTTTGATAATGACAACATTGAAGATAATAGAATGAGCAATGGTTGTATCAATGGTAAGTGTACTGATCTAGAGGCATTATATAATACAGGCTTACCGGCAGGTTCTCCAGTATTTATATTACCAGAAGAAGAAGGAAACTATTTTGAGTTTGCAGATGGTCAAGCAGTATTAAGAACAGGTAGACAAAATAGGATAGATGCAGAAAATTATACTGATTCACAAGGTAGAGAACAGAAAGGTCAAGGGATTAATAGATCTACTAATACTTTAAACTATAAAGAAATTAGACCTGTTTTTGATGAGGAGAAATTTAAAGAAGATAAATTTACTTATTTTGATTTTGATGATACTGAAGAATATGAAGAATCAGTTAAGCCTTTTGTAAATTCATTAGTAAATAATAAACAAAGGATAATGAAAGTTGCTGGTATATCTAGTGACCAGTATAATGAAATAGCTCAGATTGCATTTGGAATTTTAGGTAATGAAACAAACTTTGGAGATACTCATAGTGAAGTGGGTAATGCAATTAGAGGTGCAAGGAAAAAATTTATAAGTCCAAAATCATCATCACCAGATTATCAGAGAAAATTTGATGGTTATAGTTTTGCTGAAGGTGCTGATAATGACTATAACAGTGTTGGACTTACTCAGCTTAGGTATCAAGAAGTAAAAAATGAAGGTAAAAAAAGAGATAGTAATGGTAATATTTTAGCTTCTGAAAGGGACAAAGTAATGCCAGCAGAAAAAATGTTTAATGATTTAGGTATAACTTCTAATGCAGACTTAATGGATCCTGAGAAAGCAGCTATAGCAACAATTGCTAGATTAGCTTTTTTAGTCAACAATAGAAAAGGTGTTGACAAAAATGATTTGATGAATACATTACCTGGATTTTGGGGAGGGTCAAGTAAAGATGGTAAAGCTACATATATAAATAATGTCAAGAAGAATTCTAAATATTTAAAGCTAGAACAGCTAGATAGAGTTTTACCTACAAATGAAGAAGGAGGAGAGATGGATGACTTTGATATGTATCAAGGATATTTAAATGGTAAGTATGATGGTACTGAACAAGAGCTGGAAGCAGAAAAGATATATGATAAGCTTAACAGAAAACATTATAGAGAAGCTAAAATGCATGGTATGACTGCTAGTAATTTTATAGCAACTCACTTTTTAAATAAAGCTTAAACCTTAAAAATTAGTAAATCTCTTGATTTATTTGTATATTATTAATATAAAATAATTGTTGTGAAAGTAAACAAAAAAAGTTTAATGCAGATGGGTGGTCAATCCTCAATGCAGCCTACAGGACAAAGTACAGATTCTGGTATGCAGCAGATTGTTGGGTTTATAAACTCTTCTGTAAATGAAGGACAAGACCCGGTAGAAGTTGTTATGGGTTTATTACAACAAGAAGTAGATCAACAAACTATAGCACAAGCATTTATGCAATTGGGTTATGAAGAAGAACAATTGATGCAATTGTTTAGTGCTGTTCAAGAAAGAAGTCAACCACAAGAACCAAGTTCACCAGATGAACAAACTAGAAATCCTCAAGAGATTGCTAGAAATCAGGCATTAGAAGAACAAGCAGAGGCTGAAGAGCAACAAGCTGCAATGGCTGAAAAAAATGCAATGGCTGAACAACTAGCCATGGATCAAGGTATGCCAGTTGCAAAGTCAGGTATAGAAATTAAACCTGAAAATAAAGGTAAGTTTACTAAGTGGGCTAAAGCACGTGGTATGTCTGTAGCTGAAGCATATAAAAAAGTATTAGCTAATAAAGACAAGTATCCTCCTTCTGTAGTCAAGATGGCTAATTTTGCAAGAAATGCAGCTGGATGGAAAAAAGAAAAAGGTGGAGAGACAGAAGAGTTTGTAGCACACATGATGTATGATACTAAAACAGGTGATGCATATAAAGCTAATACTCCTGCTGATCATGAAAAGTATAAAAAGCTAGGCTACTTGCATAAAGATGAATTGAAGAAAGCTCAAGAAGGTACAGAGATAGTAAAGAAAAATGGGTATGAATATAAGAAAGTATTAAACCCAGAAACAAATGAATCTACATATTTTTCTAGAAGAAATGGTTCAAGCAATTGGAAAGACTTACAAGAAGAAGGTAACATAATACCATTAAAAGCTGTACGTTCTGATATTTTTGCTGACAACATAGAAGAATGGGAAGGTACAGAAGAGCAAAAGAAATGGGATCAAGAGGAAGCAAAAAGATACAAAGCATCTAGAGAACCAAAAAAAGAATCCTCTGATGAAATTAATTATGATAACTACGGTATAAGAGTTGTGCAATTTCCTTATGGATACAGCTCAACCATGCCTCCTGGTCATATTCAAGCTCAGTTATACAATAAAGATACAACAAAGCTTGTTAATAGAGTTGATGGTCAAAAAGCTTATATAAATAGATGGGAAAATGGTAGTGGTAATGTACCTATGAATCCTTCTGAATATGAAGGTCAAGATGATGTAAGAGTAGTTGATCTTGATGCATCACCTGAAGAAATTCAAAGATTTTTAAATGAAGCACAAACATTCCGAGGTACAGATAGACGGGCACAAAGAAAAAATGTAAAAGGACTTTTAGCCGAAGCACCTACAGCATTAGGTGAAGGAAAAGAAGGTGCTTATGATTTTGTAGAAAGTAACTGTGCTACTGGTGTATGTACCGGTCTTGGTTTAAATCCCAATGCTTACAGAAATGCAGGAATAACAGATCCTACAGAAGTAATGGATGGTATTATCAAAGGAAAAAAATACAGAGACCGTATTAATAAAATTGTTGGTAATAGAGTAAATTCAGCAGAGGGCCTTCAAGCTATAATAGGCAATGGTACAGATGGAGCATATGTTCCATCAAATGATGCTGCTAAAAGAATATCAAATTTTCTAAATGGTATTAGTGTAGATGAAAGAGATAAATTATTAAAATCTATAAATAAACCAGTCAGTGAGCTTAAGTCTTTTGATGGTGTAATGGATGTATATAACTCTTTGCCAGAAGGTACAATACCTACAGCTATAGGTGCTGGTATAGATGAAATTGAAAACAATACTGATTTTCAGTTTGATATGCAGGGTGTAAAGAATATACCTGGTTATTGGTATGATAAAGTAGGTGATGCTTGGAACAATTTCTTTGATCCAAGCAACTATAGGCAATCAGGTGGTGAACAGGATAATGAAAGGATTAAAAATCCTAACATGATAACTAGATCTAATAATTATGCAAACCCATTAGCTTTTGAAACTGCTAATGACTTTAATCTTTTAGGTGCAGTTAACACATTAAATAGTGGTCTGACTAATATGTTTAGTGGTAAAGATGAAGATGGTGATGGTCTTAAAGATGGTTCATTTAGAAATCTTGGTGCAAAGAAAACATTAAATAAGTTAAACAAAGGTCAGTACTATGATTATAATATTCAGGTAGATCCTAATGATACTAATACTTATGCGTTTGATGAATTAGATTTATTTAATGCAAGTAAAACAATTGGTAAAGATAACTTAAGAACAACTGAAGAGTATAAGGAAGATATTAAGAAAAACTCACGTGTCAATTTTAATACAGAGACAGGTGAGTATGATGCTCTTTTATCTAGCAGAGATCCAAGTAACTATACATACCGTAATTTATTTGGTCAAAAGAAAGATGTATTTAATGATGAAAAATTAACTAATGCATTAGATGGAGAAAATCTAAACTATTTTGAAAATGTAGATGAAGATACTAGACAACAAATTTTAGACTTTGGAGCAGCAGACGGAATGCCTGAAGGCACTACACTAAATATAGATAGAGATACTGGTGCAGTGCGTTATATGGGTCCTGATACACCGGAGAATAAGCAAAGAGATAATTATAGAACAATGATGGGCTATAACAAATATGGTCCTAGAGAAGAAGTAGAAGAAGTAGTAGAAGAATCTAAATCTATAATACCAACAAATGTAAACGGACAACCTTTAGCAGCTTTAAGTACTGATCCACCAAGGGTACAGCCACCATCTTTTAAAGAATGGGTGATGCAAGATTCTCGTAATAGAACTGGTGCTAATGCTCCACAACAATATCAAGACTTTCTTAATGGTGTTAAATCAAGTCCAACCAGTCCAGTAAATCAAACACCAAAACAAAATATATTTGATAAAACAGGAGAGTTTTTTGAAGATAGATACAACGAAGCTATGCCATTTTTAAAAGAAGGTGTTGAAGAAGCTGGGAAAGCTGTAAGGAAAGCAGGAGATTTTGTTGAAGATAAAGTTAATACAGGATTAGATTTTTTAAAAGATATTAAATTTGAAGAAGGTGGTGATTTACCAAAAGCTCAAATGGGTTTTGGGAATCCTCAATTTGATCCAAATAATCCATTTGGTATACCTGATTTTTCACAAATGGGTCAGACATCTTATATAAATCCAGATACAGGAGCACCTTATACACCTGGTCCAAATGTACCAGCTGTAAATGAAGAAAATCCAATAATGCTAGATGAGGTAACTGTTACTGCAAAAGGTGATCCTCTTAATAGATTAAAGCCAATTGGTATACAACCATTATCCAACGGTTTAGATGATTTAAAATTAGCACCTATAAATGTACCTAGTCAATTTATGACGAATGAAGATTCAAATCAAGAATTAGAAAGAGCAGATTTTGATGATCCAAAAGTCAAAAGGACAAATAACTTTGAAGGAGGACTAAATAGATTTATGGATAGCAATTTTATGAAAGGTTATGCAGATATTTCAGAATTTGCTGTTGAAGGAGCAGGTGTAATAAATGATTGGTTTAGACAAAAAAATGTTCAAGATGCAAGAAGAGAAAACCGTAGAAGATTTGCTGTAGCAGATAATATATATGGTACATATGAAGATCCAGCTCTTAAAAGAGGTGTATGGGATGTTAATACAGGTCAGGCTCAGGGTGAGGCAGACAGAACAACTAGCTGGAGTATGACAGCTAAAGAAGGTGGAGAAGTAAATGTTAATAGTGAAATGCTTGCTGCGTTAATAGCAGCTGGTGCTGATATAGAAATGTTATAATTATGGCAAAGATCAAAATAAATAAATTACCAAAAGGTTTTAAACTTGTTAATGGTAAGGTTGTAAAAGAGCAGGTAATGAATAACGGTGGTTATGTTACCGGTGACCAAAGAGATTATGGCTTGGTTACAACTCCTCAAGAGTATTATAATAATACAAACTTTAATAATGCTGATGATCAAAGTGTTAGATACAGTCTATCTAGTGTACCTAGAGATGTAGCTAACATAGAAGCAGAAGGTGGAGAAACTGTTCTTACTGACTTAAGTGGTGATGGACAATTTGGTCTTTATAACATTAATGGACCAAGACATAGTAGTGGTGGTGTACCAATGTTTTTACCAGAGCAATCTTTTATATATTCAGATACAAATAAAATGAAATTTAATAAAGATGAAATGGCTGAATTTGGTATTGAGTCACGTAAAGGAAAAACACCGGCTACAATATCAAAGAAGTATCAGCTTAATCCATATTTAGGAGCAATAAATGATCAGTATGCAGATGACATATCTACAATAAGTGCTGAACTTATGCTTAAAAAAAATATGAATGATTTATCAAGGTTGGCTTTTGGTCAAGAAGTAAAAAAGAATTTTGAAGATGGTGTGCCATTAGCAGCACATCCATACCTAGTTTCTATAGGAGAGGATCCTATTGAATTTACTGCAAAGGTTGAAGAAATTTCTAAAAGACAAGCACAAATGAACGCTCTTGCAGCATTGCCTCCTGAACAGCAACAACAATTAATGATGTTGCAACAAATGATGGCACAAGTTGATCAACAACCACAAGGTCAAGGTCAACCACAAGGTCAACCAGAAGAAGGAGTTGTAGAAGATGTTGTAGAAGTTGCAAAGTATGGGACTGAAGTAAACGGTTTAAGAAAATATCAAGATGGGACAGAAGTTGTAAACCCATTAAAAGAAGATCACCCAAAGTATAACGAATGGAATGAAAAAATTTCTACAGGTAATTATGATGTAAAAACTGTAACACTTGAAAATGGTGGTAAAAGACTTATACTAACAGAAAAAAGAGTAGAACAACCAACTACAGAAATAGGTGAAGCAGGTAATCAAAGAGGAAGAGGAAGTACACCTATATATAATGAAGATATTGCAGGTCAAAGAAGAGCTTTTAATGAGGCAAGTGATGATGGATGGCAATATCAATCAGGTTCTTTATCATCTGGTAACAGACCTTTACAACAAAGTAAAATATATAACAATCAAGTAGTAGATGGTGTGTTTGATCCAAGTATAACTGCTGATAAATCATCTGGTGTACATTCATATGGTTCTCCAGAAATTAAAAGTGCAGCTGCAGAAAAAGACTTCATGAATAGATGGGGAGATGTTGTTGCACAGATAGATGGATATGATTACAGCATGGATGCCAATGATCCAAAAGTTAAGCAATTTCAACGTCTTGCTGAAGAAACTAGAAGAAAAGAACATCTAGAGCACTTTGGTAATTTAGATAACTATAAAAAATACTTCACAGAAGATGGTGTTAGTGGATCTAAATTTGATGGTGCCTTTGGTTTACATACTTACAATACTCCACGTTTAAAAAAGAATGAGTTATTTAGTGAAGAAATAACTTTAGATCCAGAAGAAAAGAAGAAAGAAGTAATTGAGAAAAAGGATCCAGAAGCTTATAAGCAACCTTATACTCCTCCTTTTATTCAAGATGAAATTAACTTAAATGCATTAGGTATGATAGATGACAATCTATATATGCCTTGGGCACCAACAGCAGAAAGACAAAAAATTGATTATGTCTTGGATGATTATCTAGGACAAGTTAATGCAAACAATTCCTCACTTGCTACTGCATCAGAGCAAGTAGGTAATACTATTGGTGGGCCTGCAGCAATAGCTGCAATTTCTGATCTACAAGGTAGAACTATGAAAGCAAATGCTGCTGCTATAGGTTCTACTAACTCACGAAATGTAGCTACTTTGAATCAAGTAGGAACTCTACAACCTCAATTGGATATGAAAGTAAACTTTGAGAATGATAGAAGAACTACAAAAGTATATGATGATGTTAACAAGACATTACAAGATCATGATAACTTTTTAAATGATAAAATAGCTAAGAGTGCAGAATTAAGAAACGCACTTATAACTAATAGAGCAGGTGCAGCTAATCTAAATGCATTAACTAAGAATTTTGATATAGATACTACAACAGGTGGTATAGTAGAATTCACTGATGGTGATGCTTTAGAAAAAGTAGGATTACCAAAAGATCAGCAAAAAGCATTCTTAGATAGTTATACTGAACTTCAAAAGAATTTGGGACCAGATGTAAAAGTTGATGCTGATTTAATAAAAGCATATATGACACTTGGTCAACCTACAGCAGCATCTAATCAAACAAATGCAGCAGCTGAATTTGCAAGATTAGGAAGCCCACAGTTTTATCCAACAGGTAAATCTAAAGTGGGGAAAGAGATTAAAAGAATGGTAGTCCCATTCTATACAGGCAAGATGGGATCATAAACCTTAAAGGTTTTAATTTATACCTTGTTAAACATATATAATTATAGTAAATTTACATTATGGCAACATACGTACCAGGATCAAAAGCATACTTACCGGACATTAAACCGTTTACTCCAGATTTTAAGTTTCTATCTGCGGTATTAGATCAAAGACAAGATAAGTATACTACTAGTTGGAAGGCAACAAATGATGTCTACAATAAAGTAGTGTATGCTGATCTATCAAGACAAGATACTACAGAACAAAGAGATCAATATATAGAAACGTTAGGTCCTTCACTAGAGAAGATTGCTGGTATGGATTTATCATTAGCACAAAACGCTGATTCAGCTAAAGCTGTATTTGCACCTTTCTTTGAAGATAAACTAATTGTAAAAGATATGGTTTATACTGCTAACTATAGAAAGCAAATGGATTATGCTAATAGACTTTTGCAATCAAACAATCAAGAACAAAGAGAAAAATACTGGAACCCAGGCATCAAAGCTTTACAGTATAGAATGGAAGATTTTGTAAATGGTTCTGCAGATGAAGCAATGAATGCATCATTAGCTAGATATGTAGAAGATGCAGATTTAGTTCAGATGTCTGAAAAAATATTATCAGAAATGGATCCTCCTTTAAAAATTAAGATGGATCATTTTGGAACAAATCCAGATGGAACTGTAAATACAGATTTTATTATAACAACGCAGAATGGTGAGTTAGTTACTGGACCAGCTTTACAATATATACAAACAGCATTGGCAGATGATCCAAGAGTTCAGCAAGCCTATCAAACAAGTGCATATGTAGAAAGCAGGGACCGTGCTGCAGAATTAATGCAAGCAGGACAAGCTGCAAGCGTTCAGCAAGGACAAGAGATGTGGGCTAATGAAAGAATAGCTTTAGTAACTGGAGCAAATCAAGAGCAAACAAAAGAAAAGAAAAAGCAACTTGCTGAAGATAATAAAACCAATGAAAACTGGGCAGCATATCAAAAAGATCAAGGTATTATACCGGGATCTGATGAAGATAAAGAGCAGAAAGACAACTTAAGTGCTTATGAAGCTACTAAAGCTGAGTTAGAACAAAACATGAAAGTTGAGCAAATTGCTCAAACACCTGTTGGTGAAGGTTTAGAAAGCAATCTTAATAGAGCTTATGAACTAACTATGTTATTTAACATGGATAGAGATATGAAAATAGGAGCTCAGAACTATAGCATGAGAGATTTTGAATCTTCAATGGAGGCTAATCCTTATGCGGTTGCACAGAAGAAGCATATGATGGATATGCAAAAGGTAAGATTCCAAGCTAGAGAAAGAAGAAACCTTGAAAGTATTAAGCAAAGAAATAGAATTGATTTAGCAAAAGCAAAAGGAGAAATCTTAAGTCCAGAACAAAAAGCACAACAAGATGCTTTATTGAAAGCATTAGGACAAACTGTTGTTAGAAGAGGTGAGGCTAACACTACAGAATTACCTGAAGGTGCTGTAGTAGTAGCTGTAACAGAAGATCAATTTATTCAAGATGATAATAAACTTCTAGTACGTGAAGTAGATGCTATTTTAAATTCATATGTGCAAATAAATCCAAATGGTGATAATGGCAATCAAGAGTGGACTATAGATTTTAATGGTACACAAATTACAGGTAACATTGAGACGCTTAGAAATCAAATGCTTAAGCAAGAAGATCTTACTACTAAACAACAGGAGGATGGCGTTGTAGCTGATTATGAAAATAGAGAGGCAATAAATGCTGCGTTTACAAACAGATATGAATTTATTACTAATGCAGAAGGAGTTAAAAGTAAAAACCCTTCTTATCAGCAATCAGCTCAATGGGCAAGTTTAAATAATGACTTCTTACAATTAAGAACAGACAAAACAGTATTAGACAGAAACTTCCAGAGTGCAACACAAACCCAGTATGAGACTTATGAAAAAACAAAAGTAAGAACTCTAAAAGATGATGATGAAGTTAAACTACAAATGGAAGCAGGGTTTGGTGATATATATGATGATACTGACCCAGATAATGTAAGACTTTTAAGTAAAGCAGAGTATGTTGCTGCTATGATAGAAAAGGCAGAAGCCAATCAACTAATTAATATAGGTGATGAAGGTTTACTGTATGGTAGAAATAATGTCCCAGAAGGTGAGGGTGATGACTTTACAGATAAGTACTATAGAAAAACTAAAACAAGATATGTAGAAGGTCAATCTACTTATCAAAGCTATGGTATAGGTGGTGGTTCTACTGGTGACAGTGGATACTATGTACCAGTATTAGATGCTGATGGTAATGAAGTAAAAGAAGTTAATATTTATGCAGTTAAAAAACATGCAGAAGAAGTATATGATAGACTAACAGAAGATCATAATAAAGGATTAACTGCTCAAAAAGGTTGGGAAGGTTATGAAACTGCAACACTTAAAAGTGTACAAATGGGTAGACAAAACCTTATTGGTGAAATTGAAACGGGAGTAACTTATGGAGGTAATATAGATCCTAAAGTCTCAGGTTCTGCAGGTAATAAAATCTATACTGATCTTTTAAATCAAATAGCAGTAATGGAAGGTGCTGGGCAAAATCCACAATACTATGCTGGTGAAATAGGTATAGATAGTGACATGGATGATCAACTAGAAGGTACTGACTTAGCTTTATATAAAAGAGCACTAAATGCTTATAGAGCAGATATGCTTAACTATGTCACAAATGAAAAAGCAGGAAACTCTATTTCAACTATGCCTAGAGCATCTATAGAATACAAACCTGTATATGGAGATCCAGAAACAGTAGATAAAACAAAAGCTGGTAATATTATTACGTTTGGTGGGGATTGGTTAGAGTCCAAGAAAGCTGGTTCAGAAACTACTGGTGAGTATGGTACATTTAGTCAAACAGAGATTAATAAATTAAAGAAAGGTATTTCTATTCTATTTGATCAAAAAGATGATATAAGCTCCAGGTCTGCAGCTAATAGTGCTATTGTATCATCACCTATTATAAGTGAGATAATGGCAAGTCAAAATCATTATGTAGAATATAAACCAAACTATGGTACCAAGGAAGATGGTAATGTTAATACAGGTACATTAAGATTTGTTCAGAACAGTCCAACAGAATATATGATGAACTGGCAATTTAATGAATATGTAGAAGGCGGATCATACAGAATGACACCAATTAGATCAAGAACCATAACTTTACCAGCTGGAACACCATATGACGGAACACTGGAAACATTAAAGAAAGCTTTAATAGAAAGGGAGTTTAATCCTTTAGGTGCAGAAAATTTGAGAAGAAGAAAAAAAGATAAAGCAATAAATGCTAAAAAATAATATTCAATTCTGAAAATGGAGAACAATTTAGAAAGTAAAGGTTTAGATCAGGCTATCAAAGCTAGTGAGGAAACAGGACCTCAGTTTGCTATTAATAAGGATATAGACTTTGTATCAGTTGATCAAGCGTATGAAGACCCAGAATATGATGCATATATTGATATGGCAGATACTGCTGCTATACAAAGGTTAGATCAGCAAAAAGATTTTATAGAAAAGTATGGTTCCGGTGTATATCAGAATATGGCTTTACCTACACCATCTATGGCAAATGATACATATGATCCACAGATGCAAAGAAAGGCAAAAGTGCCTGGTGATACTATATCAAGAGATAACTCCGTAGAACAAACTATTGATGAAGTTTTATATAATCAAGGAGTAAAATTAAATCAAAAACAAAAAGAAGGGAATTTAATTGCGTCTCCTCTTTACAGTGATAAAAGAGCAAATAGTTTTGACCGTTATTATCATCATCCAAAATTTGCTACATTAGGTTATAGTCCTTATGCAAATAATTCAGAATATTATAATGCAAATAGTACAGCTTGGGATGATCTGTCTAGAACATGGACATCTGTAAAAGGATTATTTGGCATTGGTTTTACTTCTAGTTATGTAAGTGTTGGAGATGGTATGGATGGCAAATATGGAAAATATGATTCAGGTAGTGCTGGTTCATATGAAGATTTTGTTGACATTGGTATGTCTGATAGAGGTGGAGCAACTCAATTTTTTAATAATTTACTAGTTAATTCAGGTTATACTTTTGGTATAATAGGATCAATAGCATTAGAAGAACTTGCATTAGTAGGTTTAGAGGCAGCAACTTTTGGTGGTGCAACACCTTTGGTAGCTGCTAGAACAGCAACGAATGCTGCAAAATTAGCTAAAGCAGGTAAAAGAGTGGTAAACTCTTTTGGAGTAGGTAGAATGGCTACAGCAACAATGGATATGTTAAAAGCCTTAAGGAATGCTGATATTGCTAAAGACTTTTATAGTGTAGGTAAATTTGTTGGAAAAGGAATAGCACCAGAAACTTATGCTGCAATTAAGGGTATAAGGACTGCAAAAAATACTGCAGGTAATCTTACCAACATGCGTAAAGCAGCAACAACCTTTGGAGGATTTTATAGAGATGTAAGATCTTTTAACTTGGCTATGGCAGAAAGCAAGCTTGAAGGTGGTATGCTTTATAATGAAAGGATGGATGAAGGCATGAGAGAAATGCAAGCAACCAACTTTGGTGGTCCAGTTACTGATTCACAAATGGCTAGGATACAGGAAAATGCTGCTAAAGCAGGTTTTGCATCTACTATGCAAAATTTACCTTTAATATTTGCCACTAATCAACTAGTTCTAGGTAATGCATTTGGTGGTTTTAATAAGTCATTTGCAAGAATGGCTAATCAAAACATAAAAGGTGGAGCTAGAAGAATTATTAAAACTTCAAAAAGTGTACTTAAAGATGGCACAAAAGCCTTAGATGTATTTGCTGATGCAGGTGCAGGATTAAAAGGTGTTGTTAAATCTATTGCTAACGCTGGTGTAAAGGGGAATCTTAGAACTGCAGCTGGTGCTAGTCTAAGATATTTTGCTGCTAATTTTGGTGAAGGTATTCAAGAATTAGGTCAAGAAGCAATTGCTACAGGAACAGGAGAATATTATAAAACATTATTAAAAGATCCGGGAGCAGGTGGATTAGAATTATATAATACAAGTTTAGCATCAGGAATTGGATCTCAATTTTCTGAGCAAGGGTTTGAAACCTTTATGTCTGGGTTCTTGATGGGTGGTGTTGTAGCAGGCCCACAAAAATTATTTTTTCAAGGAGTGCCTGCTATTTACAAAAGAATTTCAGATCCTAAAGCATTTGCGGAGTACAAAGCAAATAAAGAAAAAGCTATTTCTTCATTGGTAGATACTTATAATGATACCTGGAACAAAATGGCAGAAGATCCAAATGCTGTTTTTGATCAAAAGAAGTTTAAATTTTTAGTTCAAAAGCAAGCTGCTGAAGGAATGTTAGAATCTGCATTTGAAAGTGATCAGTTTGGTTTTATAGATAGTAAAGATATTGCAAAGTTTAATCAAATTTATGATGTAATATCTAATGGTGGTGCAAGATTTTTTGAACAACAATTAAATGATTATGCAAACCTGGATGACGCTAGTTTAGCACAGGCATTTCCTACAGATAAACAACAAATAAAATCAGGTAAACTTAGAAAAAGATTTACTGACATGATTGATTCAATTGGAGTCATGGAAGAAAACTTTAATAAGTTAAGTGATAAATATGAAAATCCTTTTGATGAAAGTAGATTTGAAAAAGGTACAAGAGAATTTCAAGAAGAAGCAATAAAAAGAATATCATTTGATCATGCACGTTATTTATACATGTTTACTAATGATGGATTTAATAGAGCTTTAGAAAGAGCAGATAGTATATTTCAGTCATTAGAATCAGATCCATTGTTTAAAGACATGGAGGCAAAAGATATTACTGTATTATTAGACAATGATTCAATTAATAATGAATTAAAACTTTTACTTCAAGAAGAGTTAATTTTAAAAGATGATAAAACTCAAAAAGGTAAAGTAAAAGAAATTAGAGAAAGAGCAAAAAGGTTAGGAGCTTTACAAGCAATCTTAAGTGACAAAAAAAATCTAAAAAAAGATGGATCATTTGATCAAAGAAAAATACTTAAACTTAAAACTGAATTTCACAACTATGTAAGATTCATGGCTAAAAAGTCAGGATCATTTGTGAATGAAGAGGTTGTAATGGACGCTCTTAAAAAAATTGTAGATCATAAAGCCCTTAAAGGTAGAGCAAGGGTATACTACAAGTCTATTGAATACTTAAACAATCCTGAAAGATTTACAGAGATATATGAAAGAACAAATGAATTCTTAAAGAGTGCATTTAAAGATGTTCAAAGAAACTATAAAGAAGCAGTTGAAAAGTATATTGAAACAAAAGAACAAGTTCAACTTCTTAATGAAATAGCTAAACTTACTGATCACAAGGGTAACATGGTTATACCAGACCCTAATGAAGTTAAAAAATTCTCTATAACTAATAACCCATATGATCTTAAGACGTTCTATACAGAAGCAGGTACAGTTACAAAAAGGTTTAATGCAACTACAGTAACACAAATCAATGAAATACTGGGTGCCTATGCAAAAATAACTGAGCAGGATACAGTAGATCAAAAGACAGAAGAAGCACAAGCTGAAGAAACAAGGGCTGATGTTGAAGAGATACTCAGTGAAAATGGAGTAGAGATAGAACTACCTACTGGTGAATCCAAAGTATATACAGAAATACTAAGAAAAGGTTATAACAAATATCTTGCTGATCAAGCAAACTTAAATAAAAATGCAGTAGACTTTAATGCTTGGATTAATACAGAAAATGGTAAAGCCTATAGACAATCATTTGCAGCAATTAAAAAGATATGGATAGCAAATGATAAGTTAACAAACCCTAATAGATCTTTAACCCCAGAGCAGATTGAGAATGATGCAAACCTTATAAGTTGGTTAACATCTCAAGAAGGAAAAACAAATGACTTGGTTGCTAAAATATTAGACAAGACTGGTTTAACCATCTCAGAAATAACAGGTATACAAGAACAAGCACCTACAAAGAATAAACCATACAAGGGAAGAGCTAACACAGATGTTATTGAAAGCGGATCTTATGTAGCACTTGTACAAACTGAAACAGAAAACAAAAATGGTGAGAAAGAATTTCTTTATCAGTTGTTTGAAAATAGTACTGGTAGATTACTAGATGCTGAAATACTAAGTGCAAAAGGATTAGGTAATGTTAATGCTTTTTTAGTAAAGGGTCAAGCTATATCTGCTTATAAAAGACTAGAAAGTGATCAACCAAACTCAGCAGAGTTTCCATTTGATGGTGTTGAAGGTTTGTCATATGGTCAAAAGGTTTATAAAGATGGAATAGAATATACAATATTAAGTAATCCAAAAAAATTAGCTAATAAAGGAACACTTCTTTTAATACCATCTGATGCTCAATCATTAACGTATGAGGAAAAGGTAGCACAAAAGGTATTTGTAAATGTAAAAAAAGGTGGGTTTAAAGATTTCTATACACTAGAAGAAATAGATTCAAAACGTTTACCTAATAGTGTTTCAAGATTAAACTTTAATGAACTTGTTACACCTTATGGTGCAAAGAATGAAGATGAAACTTCATGGAGTATAGCTAAGCAAAGATATTTTGCTATAATTTCTGAATTATCTCAAGAAGACCTAAAAACTTTAGAACTTGTTGTTACACTAAATCCAGAGGCTGGTAAAAAAGGAGGGCAATATACTATACCTGGTAAAGAAAGCAATGAATATATTACACGTACACAATCTAAATACCTTATTGGTATAAGAACAAACAGTGGTGTTGTACAAGATAAGATTGATGCATTGTTTGCTAAGAATGGTAGACTTGAAGGAGTAGATCCTTTTAAAAGTGATGCTAGAGTATTTGCTTTTTTACCTAATCAAAATTTTCAAATAGAGATAGGTGGTAAAGTATTAACAGTTGATCAGCTTAACCCTAGTCAGTCAGCCAATATATTTGATGTATCTGATAATTTAAAAAATAAATTAACTGATGCACAAGTATTAGAAATAGTAAAGGAAAAATATGCAATAAATAATGCTCTCTTGGCAAAAATAGATGAGCAATTTGCAGAAAATTCAACAGATGGGAACACAGCAGTATTGTCTAAAGAACAATTACCTGAAGGATTTTCATTTAATTCTACACTTGGTAATGTTGTATATGATAAATCAGATAAAAAATTAACTGATTTAGAATACAATGCAGCAGATGAAAATGGTAACTATTTGATTTATCAATTAGAAAAAAGTAAAACTGGAAGATCTAAAATAGTTATTACTAATCTAGAAGAAGATGCTAGAGAAGAACTAATTAATAAAGTAGAAACACAATTAGAAAAGCAAGGTTTACTAAGTGAGTTAAGCAAAGGAACAGATGCTTATAAAGCAGCTGTACTTTTACCTGATGGAACTTATAGACTTGTTCCTTTAAAGTCAGAGTCATTAGAAAATGAAGCAACTGATAAGCTGTTTGTTGATTTGATTACAAGAGCACAAAAAACACAAGAGGAAAATAAGAATGGAAAAGACCCTTCTTATAACAAAGAATGGAATGATAATCAAGGAGTGTGGATTAGTTCTTATCCAGGAATAACGGTAAAGCTTGAAGTAAATAAATATGGTAAAGTTCAATTGTCTATTGTTAAAGATGGTAAATGGACAAACTTAGAATTAACACGTGATGAGGTTAACGCAGCAGAAGATGTAGAAGTTAAGATCCAAAAATTAATTGATAGAGCTAATGAAACAACTGTTTTCAAAACAGCAGTTAGTAGTCCAGAGACAGGAAGTAAAATAGGTTTTACTTTATCTAGAAAAAACTTTAGAACATCTTATTCTAGAAGTGTAGGTGTTAATGAATTAATTGAGAAAACAACAACTCAAGCTAAAACTCAAGTTGTAGGTGTAAATACATTAGAAGTATTTGCTCCTTCAGGAACTACACAGAGTTCTTCTAATACAGAAACAACTACATCAGCTACGTTTACTCCAACCAGAGATTATACAGATGCAGAGGGTAATCCAATACCTGCAGGCCCAGAGATGACAACTGCAAGTTCTAAAGAAAAAACTTTTACAGCAGAAGAATCTGAATATAGTATACTAGACTTAGAAGATAGTGAGTTTGATGCATATAAGGAAAATGACTTTAGAGATCTTCCTTCTTATATGATAGAGCATATTGTAAACAAAATCATATCACCAGAGGGTGGAGTTGCGTTAAGAGAAAGAGAAAGACAAGTTTTTGAAAGTCCACGCAAGTCAGAAATAATGACTAGAATTGCTATACTAGGTGGTACAGTTAAAGAAACAGAGATATCAGAAACACCTTTAAGTAAAATTGATAAAGAATTAACTGCTCTCAAAAAGAAATTACAAGAGGGTAAAAAAGGTGCAGCAAAAAGAAAAGCTTTAAAAGATAGTAAGGAATATCAAACATTACTAAAAAATAAAAAAGCAATAGAGTCTGCAGCTAATAAAGTAATGCCTGCATATACAGCGCAGGATTCAGAGAATGTAGATGTCTTTATGGCTTGGGCTGCAAACAACCTACCTGACTTCATTAGTATAGAGGACATAGGTGTATTAGGTAGCAACTTAAAAGCGGGTGGTGTAAGAGTTGGAGCTTTTGCTTTAAACTTACATGCATTAGCAGGAGGAATGAAAATTGGTGGAACAATATACACCGGTGCTAAATCTCCATTTAGATATCATGAAGCATTTCATGGTGTGTTTAGAATGTTGCTAAGTGATACAGAAATTAATAAGTACTTATCAATTGCAAGAAAAGAAGTAAGAAGCAAATTAAGAGCAGAAGGTAAAAACTTTTTACAAGAACTAGAAAGATTTAGAAATTCAGCAGACACATATACTAATATGAGTAAGGCTAGATTAGAACAAGAATATTATGAAGAATATCTAGCAAATGAGTTTGAAGCATTTAAACAAAATCCAAAAAAGACTAAAACAGATTCCGGTGTCAAGTCTTTATTTACTAGGATTATGGAGTGGATTAAATCCGTATTTAATTCATACAATAAAAGTGAGTTGCTTACTTTATTTGAAAACATTGATGGTGGTAAATATCAGACAGCGTCAATAGCTAACAATCAATTTATTAATACTCTTACTACAGGAGTTACAGTAGAAGCAAATGCATTAATACCTTATGATTCTATACAAGATGGAAAGAAGGTAGGTTTTTATTATTTAGATAGTGCTGTAGCTGATCCTATGATTAGAAGTATTGCTGCTATGTATTTACAAGCAGAACGTCAAGTTACAGAAACAGGTGTTAAAAGATCTGAAATATTTGATGCTGTCATAGATGATTTTTACAATCTATATGATCCAGAGAATGTAATAAACCTAGATAAAACAGATGCACAAAGAGAAGTATTAGAAAATATAATTTTAGCATTAGATAATTATTTGGAGGTTATAAAACCACAAGTATATTCTGTATTAAATGTTATAGATAGTCAGATTACTGAAGAAGAATATAACACAGAGTACTTTGAAGACTCAGTAGGACTAAGAAGTATTGATCAGTGGAATACAGATGCATCATTAATTGGTGGATTAGAATCTACACCGAGACATATACGTGCTTACTTGGCTACAACTACTAAAGAAGAAACAGATTTCTTTGGTAATAGAGAGTTAAAAGCTGGAGTACCTTTAATTATACCAGTAGAGTTTAATAAAGTATATAACGGTTTACTAAAAGCTGTTAAGAATATTGAAGATCCAAAAAAGATGTTGCGTACAATGTACTTCTTTGGACAAGATAATCTTGAAACAGGAGCAGTAGTGTCAAGATTATTGAATGATCTTGGTGTTAGTAAAGAAGCTTTGTTATCAAATAGCCCTTTACCTTTAGAATTAAAAAATCCTAGTTTGTTTCAAGCATTCACTAAAGCTTTTGAAAACTTTAGAGTAGAATATATATTTAGTCAAAGAGATTCAGCGGGTAATGTTATAATGTATTCTGCAGCTGAAAGAGATGATATAAATTCTCAAGTAGATGTTTGGTCACAAGCATGGAATGATGCAGAAAAGAAAATAAAAGTTGATTCTAGTAGAAAAGAAACTGTTGAAAAAACATTAGGTGCTTTTGGTAATTTATTATTGCCTTCATCAACACAGAAAACAGATAAGGAAATTAGTGAGTTGTCTCAAAAATACTCAGAGAAAATATTTGAACTTACAGGTATAAGACTAAGTAAGCAATACATTGCATTTAGTTTAACAGCAAACAGACCTCAAACCGAAGAGCAGGGAGCACTTCAGAGTGTGCATTCTAATGAAACACCTATTACTGAAGAGGCTATCCGTACAATGAATATATTGATTCAAAATGGTGAAGATATTTTTAATGAGGGTGAAGAAGGAATGTATTCTAGATTAAGAACCCTAGCTATTAATAATGCACCTTTTGATGAAACAATTGGTTTATCTGTATTTAAAAATAGTGAGGGTAATTTAGTTTATGCTCATCAAAAACCTACGTATCATTTAAAGCAAGTTGAAAAATTAAATACTGATGTTCAAGCTTTAGAAAAATTAAAACAAGAGAATCCTTATTTGAAAAATAATTATCTTTTAAATAATGATGCGTTTATACAAATGTCTGCAGAGAACAGACAAAAAATATTAAGAATTGCTGGTACAGCTGTTGGTAATATAAATACTACTGAAGAAGAAATAAATGAAAGTATTTCTGGATTAAAGTCTAGATCCACTTATGGTAACTTCACACCACAAGAGTTTGCACTAAATTTACTGAACTCATATACTTATGGTGTTAATACCAAATCTAATAAAGCTAATTTTGTAGAGTACTATGATACTAAGCTTGGTAAGAATGTTAAGGTTGCTTTAGCTCCTTCATTAATAAGGGTATTAGAATCTTCCAACACGGGGGATATGATGAACCTTCCTGTAATTAAAGCTGTTGAGTTTGTTAGTGGATCAACTGGTGCTGTAAAATTAACAGATGAGGCTGTTGATACATATATAAGTTCAATTGAAACAGAGTATGACCGTATACTAAGAGAGTCAGCTCTAAGACGTGATAATCCTTTGCAAGTACAAAAGCTAGGTTATAATACTGAAGGAGGTAGAGCATACAAACTTCATAACTCTGCTTTATTTTTACCTCAAACAATAAGAATTGCACTAGAAGAAATAGCAACACGTGATGATGCAAAAAGTTTGTCTGCTGCTTTATCTGAATTAGATATGACTATGGCTGATCTTAAGTCAAATGTAGTAGAAAGTTTAGAGCAACAATTTGAACTGTTTAAAGATGAGCTTAAAACATTAAACATAAATGAAGAAATAAGCAGTAAAGTTAGAGAAGGTTTGGTAAATAAAAATGTAAAAGCTACACCAGATCTAATACAGTCAAATCAATTGCTAAATTTAAATTATGATCAAGAATATAATTTAAAACAAATCTTTTTTAATAACTGGATTAATACAAAATCAATCAATGAGATATTATTAGGAGATCAAGCAGTTACTTTAAAGAATGGTGTAGATGCTATTAAAAGAGCAAAGGCACAGAATGCTTCAACAGTTAGTGCTTATAGTGCAATTACTGCTCCTGAATTAGGAATTAATCATCCTGTTGATAATATAAGTTTAGTTTCTTTAGAAGAACCAATTGGTGTATCATCTGTAACAGGTGACAATATTGATATTGCTGATGCACAAATGTGGATGACTACAAAAGCATTTAGATATATGTTCTTTGGTTTTGGTAAATTAACACCAATGCAAGCCAAACTTATGGATAAAGTAGAGGCAGGAGAAACAATCTCATCTGAAGATATATTTGGTCAAGACGGTTATGTTAGTAATGGTGTAATGCTTAATTCTAAAAAACTTGTTTATTTTGATGGTAGTACATTTATAAAGATGTCTGCTTTTATATTGACACCACAACTTACATCCAATAAAGTTGTAAATGCTAATGGTGAAGTTACATATACTGCAAAAGAAAATAGAAAAGAATTACATGATCTAAGAGTAAAACTTGAAGGTATAGAAGCAATAAAAGACAAACAAACACTTGGTATTGCTGCGCCTTTGAGTGCTTTAAAAATGTTAAAGCAAAAAGTAAAAACATTAGAGGAAGTAAAAGCAGATGGTCAATTCAGTGAAAATGATTTTACATCATTATCAGCTAAAAATATGGGTCTTCAATTAGAGGTACCTTCTAATAAACTTGAAACTGTTGAGCCTTCACAAATTAAAGCAATTATAACATCAGAACAAAAAGATGATGTATTTGTCAAAGAGCTTGGTTTAACTGTAGGTCAAATTAGAAAAGCGTACAATGAAGCAATTAGTGCTAGAGTTGAATTAAAGTTTAAGAATAAAAGAAATCTTATTTTTACTTTTGACAGTGCTATGGAAGAGTTAAAAATCTCTATGGCTAAAGATAAGCTTACACCTAACTTAATGTCTTTTTTAAGATATGCAACAGAAGGTTTAAAGGCATCACAATCTAGCTCACAACTATTAGAGTTTTTCTCTACTGAAGAAGGAGAACAAAAATATGATTTGAATAACCCTATAACAATTAATAAGTTTGAGCAATTATTCTTAAGTTATTTAAGTAAAGGTGTTCTTGCTGAAAAACAACCGGGACATGCTTTAGCTTTGGTTTCTTCATACGGTATGAATATATACAGAAGAGTTTATAGTGTAGATGAAAATGGTATTCCAGATAGATCAGAAGTTATTAGAGAAAAGTACTGGAACAAGATATCTAATAAACCAGAAGTTGTAGAATTTGACACACTTCTAGGCAGAAAGATTCCAAAAGAAGGTGTTGTAGTATTAGACCGTTTAAGATCTGGTGTTAAAGAATATGATAGCAAAGGTGTGTTTACAGGTCAAAGATATACTGAAATGCTAATGCCAGCACATTTTAAAAGCGTAATGGATTTAGTTGAGAATGGTAGCATGGCTAATATACCTGAAGTTATATCTAAGATGTTTGCAATACGTATACCATCTCAAGATAATCATTCAACAATTAATATAAAGCATGTAGATTTCTTACCTGCCTTTTATGGTTCATCAGCAACATTTGCTCAAGAACTTGTTGAAATATCAGGAGCGGATTTTGATATTGATAAAGTATATGCTCAGATTAAAGAGTTTTATGTTAAAGATAAAAAGTTTATTGAATACGGTACTGCTAAAAATAACAATGATGCATATGATGACTATATTAATTACATAAATGAAAAGGTAAACAAACCAGGTACAATTTATTCTGAAGCTTATCAGTTATACAAAACAGATGAAGGATCAGCAAGAATACAAAACAGTGCAACAGAAGCTGAGGTTGGCGTTGCATCTGATGCGGGTGCTAGTGAGCAATCTATAAAAGCATTGCAAATGTTAGGATTACCTATTACTAAAGGACAATATGTAAACTATATAAAGAAAAATAAAACTGAACCTTATGAAGCACCATATAACAATGAAGTATTAGATTATAAATATGCTTTAATGGGTAATACAGGTGTAACTGAATCAACTGAAGGTATACCAATATCTTATACAGCAGCAAACTTAGAGATTTTAGAATCTGAATTAGCAGCATTGGTACAACTTTCTGAAACCTTTGCACTACGTGATAGTGAAGACTCTGTGGATATTGATAATTTACTTGGTCAAATAAAAGCGTTTACAAGCAACAAAGGTGCTGCTATTGGTGCAATTGTATCTCCTAATGTTAACTTAAGTTTATTGACTGAGTATAAGATAAAACTAAAAGGTGATAACGGATTAAATTTTAATAATGTAACCTATGATAGTTTTGCAACATTAACTGAGAAACTTACCAAAACAAAAAATGGTCTTAGAAAGCAAGATATTATATCTTCTTTAATTACCATGGCTACAGATAATGCTAAAGAAAGATTAGTTGCAAAACTTGGTCTTAACAGAGCAGCATTATCATTGGTAGGTACAATGACAGGTTTAGGTGTTCCAATTAGAACATCCTTACTCTTAGTCAACAATCCATTGATACGTGATATCTATAATGAAGCTTTAAATAAAAAAGATAAGTTAGATCCTGGAGTTAAGGCATTATCTAAAACTGCATTTGAAAATATTTTTAAAAGAATTGGGAATCTAAATGAAAAAGTAGTAGAGGTTGTAGTAACTGATGAACTTTTATTAGAAGCTATTAATAGAACAGGTAAAGAAAGTATTGCTTCATTACAAGCAGATTTAGCTATACTAGATCAGTTTATATCTGCATTAAATATTAATGATGAGGTTACCAAAATGACATCTGTTTCAAATCTAACAAAAGGGTTGGGTCAAAATATGGCTGCTGTAGCTGAGACAAGAAGAAACATATCAGACTTAATGGACAGTGAGATGATGGATCTTAAATCTATTTATCAAGGTGACACATGGCTTTCAAAATATGTTGAAATATTTCAGCAAATATCTGATGAAATATTACCATCAACATTTTTATCTGCTAGTGAATCATTCCAAGATATCTTGGATGAAGTTGTAATAAACATAAATGCAGGAGATATACAATTTACAGAAGAAACATTAGCTGGTATATCAAGAGACTTATTGTCTTACATTACTATTAAAGCCTACATAAACAAAAAATTAGGTGTAGATGGTAATTCACAAAGTGTTGCTACTTTAAGTAATGATTTAATCTATCCTGGAGATTATCAATCCATTAATGAAATAGTTGATAGAATGAGATCATCAGAAGCTGGACAAGACAATTTCTTCTTGGATAGTTTTGCAGTCAGTGTTAAATCAGATGAGCAAAGCAATAATACTGGTACAAATCAGCTAAATGCAAATACATTTAGAAGTTTAAATGCTGCACAAAAGATTGACTTACAAACTTCTTTTGCTAAGCTTTACGGTTCATTGGAGACAAAGGATGATGCTTTATCAATTATTAATTATATAATGGTAAAAGACGGTCTACAATTATCATCAGGGTCATTACTAGATGCTGTTAGTCCATTTATTATGGAGAGTTATTTATCTCAAATTGAAACAGCAAATCAAGCATTAAGATCTAGATCTACTGAAGAAGTATTTGGTTTATCTTTTACTGAGATGAAAAAAGAATTTATAGAAGGTTATCTTCTTTCAAATAAAAGTAATGCATTGTTGCAAACATTTATTTCTTCTCCAGGATTTGTATCTAAAGGTATAAAGATTAAGGATAATAAAGCCACTGTTGCATGGAATGAAAAGCAAAAAATTGGTGGAAGTAAACTTTACTTTAGAGTTAAAAATGAAACTGATGCTGGAGTTATTACATCAATAGATACATATAAAAGAGATGAAGATTCACAAACTGACTATACAAAAATAGATACTGTTGGTTCTAATCAACAAAATGCTATTGGTTTTATGTTTGGTGAAAGACCTACATATAAAGCTGTTAGAGAGTATGTAAAAGAAAAAAATGATCTTGTAAATAAAAATGATGACATTGCTAATAATTCAGCAAGCTCATTAGCAGAGGAAAAAAGTCTAGCTGCTGTATATGCTGATGAAATTTTAAATGATCAAACTGCAGATATAGTAGCAACAGAAGAAGGCATTACAGTGAATGGTGAAGATATAGCAGATGCAATAGAGTCATATGACCCAGATAATGTTGTTGATCCAGAAAATTTAGAAGGTAATTCTATTTCTGGTAATAGTATATTAAATCTAATTTCATCTGATACAATAAAAAGTGTAGAGGTGCCTGAGTACACAGTTAAAAATCTAGTAAATGAAGATGGTACTAAAAGACTAGCTTCAACTAATGGTAATCAAATATTTCTAAACCCTGTTGAATCTATAGAAGAGTTCTTTAATTATGTTACTGGTAAACAAGGTGGTCAAACATCTAAACAAAAAGAACAAGTAATATTGGCTTTAGAAAAAGAAGGTTATACAGTAGACCAAATGAGAAACATTCTAGATACTAAGAAGAAAGTAAATACTTTTTTAGTTTTTCATGAGCAAGATCATATAGATAACAATGATAAAGATGTCTATTGGAAAAATGGGAAAGACTTGCTGACTCAAGATAAAATAGATATTGAAGTTAGAGCTACAGTTGTTGCTTTGAAAAAGGTTCAAGAAATGCAGGCTGGTACAGAACAAACTGAATTAGATACTTCAGAAAATCAAGTATCAGAAACACCGTTAACAAATGAACTAATGGGTCAATTAAAGTTTGCATTAGATTTTGAATCTAAATATAACACTTTAATAAACTTTTGGGACAACAATGTACAAGGTAAACCTGAAATGAGAAGTAAGCTAAGAGCTCAAAATATATTATCTTTACAGGATATGATTGATGCATTTAATAATTCAAGTTTTGAAGAGACAGGTGTAGATCCACAAGATCAATTTTTAGAAAAGTTAGGTTGTTTATAAACATAGAAATAAGATATAATAGTTATGGCTACATGTCCAAATAAAAACGCAGCAGAATACAAAGCTTTACAAGCAGTGTATAAAACAGAATTAAAGACAAATGATGTCATTAATAGCTGGCAACGTGTTAATAATACAGATGTAATACCTACAACGGTAGAGGCAAATAGATATGTAAAAAACCAAAAAACAGTTTATGCATTAAAGCAAAAAGCATTTGGTGAAAGTCTTTTGAATAATTTACGTAGAGAAAAAATTATACATCAGTATCAGGGTACTTATTTTATTAATAACTCCAATCAGCAGACTAGAGAGTATGATGAAGTATTTCTGCAAAAAAACTATGACAAACTACAAAGGTATTTAGAAATAAATAATATTCCTTTAGATTCTATATCACTAACAAGAACACCTAAAACATTTAAAGTAGCTGTCAAGAATGATATATTCACACCTCAAGATATTTTAACAAAGTCTAGATCTTGGGATACAAATAGATCAAGGGCTGTTGTTACACATTTAATGAGGATGTTTCCCCAGATAAAAGTAAAAATGCTATCAGTAGCAGATGCTAAAGCTGTATATGATACTATCCCAAAGTGGAAAAAAACATCTGCAAATTTTTCTGAAGTTAATTCATTTTATGTTGATGGTGTAGCATACTTAATTAGAGGAAGAGTAACTGATGAAACTGCTATAGAAGAAATGCTTCACCCATTTATAGATGCAATTAAAGTAGATAATGCAGAGCTTTTTAATGGTTTACTAGCTGAAGCAAAAAGAAACTTTCCTCAAATGGTTCAGGAAATTACAGATGCATATAATAGTGACAGAAGATTTACTCAGGTTGAAAGAGATTTAGAAATTGTAACACAAGCATTAACAAGACATTTCAAACAAGAATATGAAACTAAGCCAACTCAAACATTCTTAAATAGAATAAACCAAGCATTGGAGTGGTTTATGAATGTAATTAAAGACTTGCAAAACTACATTACAGGTGCAGCTTTACCAGTAACTGCAATAAACAGCAGTACAAACTTTAGTACTCTAGCCAAACTTCTTAATACAGAGGGTATAAGGTTTAATCTTGAAAGTAGAGCTAATGGTAAAGTTAGGTATGCTTTAACTCCAAAAAAACAAAAAATAGTAGATGCTACATTAAAAGTGTCTAATGGATTGCAGCAAGAAATAATTAAAAAAATGTTTCAGGTTGCAACGTCAACTAAAGAAGAAGTTGACTCTTTATCTGTTAATATTAATGTAGCAGAGCAAGGAGATGACATAGTAATACTAAATGAAAAAGATCATACATACTATAACTTAGCTACAGGAGAAATATATGAATCTGTTACTACTGCTATAAAAGGTAAAATGCCTAAGTCAAAGCAAGTAGAAAATCAAATTAACCTTGATATTGGTAATGATGTAGATGCATTATTAGATGCGTTGGTGTCTTTTGAATCTTTTGAAAGTGCTATTCCAAACATGCAAGTTTTAAATGCTGAGCAGGCGGAGGAAGTATATAAAAGATTAAAAGATGAGCTGTCACAAATAATTCCTAAGTCAACAGTACTTATATCACAAGTAGTAGTATTTGATCCTGCAACTAAGATTGCCGGTACTGCAGATTTAATTGCAATTGATGAAAATGGAAACATAAAGATTATTGATTTAAAAACCAGTAAGAATTCCATATACAAAAAAACTGTTAAAGATTCATTTGTTAGTGGTATACCAGGTAGATCAGAAGTATTTCAGTATGAAACTAAAGAGTGGGATATTTTACCATCTACAGAAGATGTAATAGAAGATTTAGAAGATAATAATGTAAAGAAGGAAGACGGTAATAAATATTCTAAAGAGCAAATAAAGAATAGGAAAGAAGAACTTGCACCTACACTTTATAAAAAAGCAGGAGTTACAAAGCTTTCTACAAGAGGTCAGCATAACTTACAAGTAAACATGTATAAACGTATGTTTGAAAACATGGGTTATAAAGTTTTAGGTAATGAAAATGGTGCGGCAACCTTCCATATGTTAGCAGATATAAGTGGAAAAGGTAAGGATCAAGTATTTAATGGTGGTATAAAGTATGATGGTTTATATCAACACAAGGCAACAGAAGAACAAGATAAGGTAGACAAATTAATACCTGCTGATAATAGCACGGCTGCTGCTAAAAAATTAGAAGAACTTACAAAAGACAATGAAAATCTTGCTTACGTAGGTAAAGATGAAGATATAGAGCAAGTAGAAAATAATATCCCAGAAGAAAACTATCCTGAGTATAATACAATCTTTGGTGCATTAGAAGGTTTTGCAGCTGGTCTTCTTAATAAGCAACAAGCTCTTGAAACTATTGCTAGTAAAACCTTCACTACTCAAAATAAAGAATTAACACGTGATGAGATTGCAAGAGCTGTTGCTTTAATACGTATGAATTTAGGGGCCGGTTCAGATGCTAGATCACAGACTTACACAGCAATGTTGAGGTATGGGTTAAAAGAAATAAGACAATTTAAAGATTATGTTGAAGATCCAAATAATGTTACAAAGCCTGAGTATATAACTTTTGTTTTAAATTTTAACAGATTTATTGCCACATATGAAAGCTTATATTCAATTGCAGAATCTAGTGAATTAAATGCTACACAAAGATCTTTAGTTCTACAAATGCAAATTGAAGTTAATAAACTTGTAGGAACAGAAAACACTGAAGGTATAATTAATCAAGCATACACTGATTTTGTAAAAGAGACGGTTAGATTAAGATCAGATAAAAATTTTGGTGCAGAAAACAGCTTGTTTACTGAGGAAGATCTTGATCAGTTGATGAAAAGAGTAGAAGACATAAGCACTATAGAATTGCTTACTAAAGATATGGCTACTCAGAAAGATACTTTGATGGCTGTTATGGATAAAATCTATAAAAGACAAAAGCAAATACTCTTAGATAAAATAGCACAACGTGAAGATCTAATAAGGAAGTCAGGTAATAAACTATTAAAGCTTTCTCAAGGTAGTGATAAAAATAAGATTTATGACTTTATGCTTGAGTATGATAAAGATGGTAAATTCACTGGCTTCTATACTAAATCAATTGGTCAAAAGTATTATGAAAAATCTCAAGAGCTTTATTCTGAACTAAGTGATGCTAATGGTACGCCTTATGAGTATCACAAAATATACAACATTGAAGATGCTACAGAAAAGCAACTACAAGAAAATATTGACTTAGCAAATAAAAAGAGAGCTTATAGTGATTTTTATAAAGCAGAGGATACATCAGTAGATATAGATGCAAACGGTAATCTTCCGGGTGGTAAGTATCACAGATTTACTCAAGAATTTATAGAAGTAAGAAGAAAGAATGAGACTTATGTTTATAATGAGAAAACAGGCTATGGAGAATGGATGAGAAAAGCTGGAGTAAGTAATGCTCAATGGTCAGAGTATCAAGCAAAGTATTACAAGTTCAATCCTTATACAAAAGCATTAAGAAAGAATGGTGTACCTATTGGTACTATACTTGAAGATCAAGTTTTTCCTGCACCTAAAGAACAATATGTTGAAGCAAGAGAGATTACATCAGAGGGTGAGGATATGCGTAGTGAAAAATATAAAGCTTTGTATGATCCAACAAAAACTGATGCATTAACAATGGCTCAGAGAGAGTTCTATGAACTTTATGTAAGATTTTATGAAGAAGAGTTATTAAAAAAATTACCTCAGAATACTAAAGATAGAATGGCAGGTAGAGTACCTGTGGTTAAAAATGAATTAATTAGTAAACTAAAAGGAGAGGGTCCATTGTTTAGTAAGCTTTATGCTAATACTATTAGAGGGTTTAAAAACTTTACTGAGCAAACAGCTACAGAAAAAAATGTTTTACTTGATGAGCAAGGTAATTTTGTAAATGGCTTACCAATCATGTATACTGGTAGTACTAAGATAGATGGTCAACTAGAAGAAGTTGAATCTCAGATACGTGCTTTAAAAGATGAATACAAGAAAGGTAAAATATCAAGAACCAACTATAATACAAAAGTAGCTAAGCTAAATGCAAACGCAGCTAGCCTAAGAAATCAACCTTCTCTAGGTGAAGTAAGCACTGACTTGGCAAGTAGTTTAATTAAGTTTAGTGCAATGGCTGAGCATTATGAAGTAATGGGTGAGATAGAAGACACTCTTACTGCTTTTGTAAAGGTTATAGAAAACAGAGAGTATGATCCTTCTCCAGATACATCAACCAAATTCTTTGGGCGTGCTGTTGATGGAGTTATGAAAGGTGTTGGATACACTAAAGAAACTAAAGGTGCATCCAATGTAGCAAAGAGAGCAAGAAAATACATGTCTATGATTTTCTATGATAATGAGCTTGTAACAAAAGGGATGGCTAATAAAATAGCTGATAACTTAGTTGCTGCATCTTCTCTTACATATGTAGCATTTAACCCACTAGGTAACTTCAATAACTACGTTATGGGTAGGTTAAATAATAATATAGAGATGCTTGGTGGTAGATACTTTAGTAAGAAGAACTTTTTACGTGCTGGGAAAGAATATAATCTGCAGGCATTGCAATCAGGTATATTTAAAAGACTTGGTACTGCAACACTAGATCTTGCAGATATTGCAACTCTAGGTAAAGCAGGGTTAAAAGTCTCTAACTATGATCCAGATAAAGCCAATAACAAATATGAAGGTTTTGTAGAAGAGTTTAGAATGATGGATCCTTCTACTGATATACGTGAATCTGGTAGAGATAATGATGGTAAAACTGTTTGGGAAAGATTTAAAGCCTGGGGTTATGTTTTACAGGATGCTGCAGAATATAATGTACAAACAAGAGTTGGTATATCAATGCTTATGGACACCATAATAGAAAACTCTAAGACTGGTGAATCATTATCTTTTTATGATGCTCACAGCTTTAATCAAGAAACACATAAACTTGAGTTAAAAGAAGGCTATGATACAATAGTAACTAAAGATGGTAACAAAATTAAATACACTGATGAGTTTAGATATGACATTAGAAATAAGATACGTGAAGTAAACAAACAAATTCATGGTAACTATGCCAAGGAGGACAAAATGGTTCTTCAAAGTTACACTTTAGGTAACCTAGCAGCACAGTTCAAGAAATGGGTTGCTCCTGCAATAAGGTCAAGATTTCAAAGAGAATACTTTGATGAGAACTTAGGCCATATGGAAGGAAGATATAGATCATTCTGGAAATTTTTAGCTTACACAAAGCAACAAATCTTTTTAGGTAATAGAGATTTTAGAAAATACTCTGATGGTTTCTTAGAAGAATATGGTTTTACTGGTAAAGGTGGTAATAGAGATCAGTTTGCTGTAAATAAACTTAAAGGTTTTTATAGAACCATGGGTGAAGCAGGTATCATATTAACTGTTATGGCAATGAACTTATTATTTGATGGTTTATTAAGTGGAGATGATGATGATAGTGATGCAATGATAAAACTAAAACATGCTTTAAAGAAGCAAGGTAGTAGAACCTATCAAGAACTTGTTGCTTTTGTACCAGTATCACCTGCTGGTTGGGAACAATTGTTTGGTATGATAGAGAGTCCAATAGCAACCACAAAAGTTTTAGGTGAAATGACTGAAGCATTCACACAAACTATATTTACTCCAGCTGCAATGTTATATTATAGTGATAAAGAGTTTTATTCAAACTCAGACTATGTATATCAAAATAGACCTAGAAGAGGTCAGCTTAAGTTAGCTAAAGAGTGGAAAGATGTTATTCCAATTTTATATACAATACAAAAATGGGACAACTTAATTAAAGAGCAAGAGTACAGTATTAAGTACTAAAATAAAACCCCGGTGTAATTGCCGGGGTTTCTTTTTATTCTGCATGATATAGTGAGTCTATAAAGATACGTCTTTCACGTTCATCCCTTATAGAATCTTGTTTGGTATAGATGATTGTGTCTTGACCATCTACGTACCAGTCTATCACGTTAGGGTCTTTATCCGGTTTATACTCCGATTTGCAACCTAGGCAAACCAAGAGTAATAACACACTAACCTTCACAACTAGAACACTCTAATATATTACGAGCAAAGTCTTGAGCACTACTCTTACTAAACTGATAGTACAAAGTCTTTACACCTTCTTCCCAAGCATACATGTAAAGCTTATTAATATCTTTAGCTGATACTGACGGGTCAATCATTAAGTTTAATGACTGTGACTGGTCAATGTACTTTTGTCTTTGTGCTGCTTGAAGTACGAGCTCTTTTGGAGATATCTCAACAAAAGACTTGAACACTGCTTTAGTAGGGAAATCTAAGTGTTGCACACTACCATCTTTCTTTAGGATAGACTTCCAAGTCTTGTCTGTATTTAGACCATAGGTTTCAAGTTCCTCTTCTAAGAAGGGATTCTTGTAAATAGTCTTAGACTTAGCAAGATCCTTAATAAAGTAGTTAGACTTAATAGGCTCTATACCCATAGACACGGCACCGTGGATAAATGAACTAGACTTAGTAGGAGCAATAGCCATAAGAGTGGTGTTAGCATATCCTTCTCTAAGAGAAGTGTATCCATACTCATTATGCAATTCTCTAGAAGCAATCTCACTTCTATCTTTAAGTGTTCTAAAAATTTCACTGTTCAATCCTTTAGCTTGCAATGAGTCAAACTCAAGAAGCTTTGATTGAAACAAAGAGTGATATCCTAACACACCAAGACCAATTGCTCTATGCTTCTCAGCAAAGTTAAACGCTCTCTTCATGCCCGGCATAGTCTCAGACTTAATAATGAATTCATCCATTACTGCATTTAAGAAATACACATATGTTTCAATTGCATCAGTTTCTTTTATCTGGTCCCAATGTAATAGGTTAATAGAACCTAAGCAACATACAAAAGAATTATAACTATCAGTAGGAAGCTGGATCTCTGAACATAAATTAGATGCTGTGATATCCATTCCAAGTTCTTTATAAGGAGAATTGTTATTGGAGTTATCCTTAAACATAATATAAGGAAATCCAAACTCACTCCTGTTCTGAATGATCTTAGCCCATACTTTACGTTTAGCTTTATCTCCTTCCTTCATTTCATTCATCCATTGATCAGTAACTGTAACACCATACTGTAAATTTTGTATAGGATTACCCTCTGTACCAATATCTAAGAACTCTAAGATATCCGCATGCTCAACTGGTAGGTATACTGCACAAGCACCACGTCTGGCCTCAGACTGCTTGCAAACGTCCACTACAGTATCATATATCTTAGCGTAGTGCACTGGACCATCAGCAAAACCACCTGTAGATATTTCAGTTCCTCTTGCTCTAATGTTGCCAATAAAAGCACTTGTACCTCCGCCATATTTACTCATCATTCCAATTTCACGGCCTGCATTTAATATGCTATCTAAGTTATCATCAACATTAGATCCGTAGCAGCTTATAGGTAAACCTTTTTGTTTACCAAAGTTAATCCATACAGGAGTAGACAAAGAGTAAAATCCTCTTGCCATATAATCCTCAAACTTTTCTGCAAAGCCTTTTATATTCAAATACTTTTCTGCTTTAATAGCAATGTCTTTGATTCTTTGTTCAGGGCTTTCTGATATATACCCTCTTGATAAAAATGTGCGGCTGTCTTCATTCAGCCAGTAGTATTTATTATATTCCATATTGTTTTAGTTTTTATTTCCGTTTTGTTTCCAATCAATCCAAAAGCCTATAGCCACCATTAAGTGTAAAAAAATAGACAGTGCATATTCATAAAAGTTATGCCAAGTAGCAAAATGCAAATGTACATGACCAATTATCCAAAAAGGTATAGCCATTTGCTGACTATACCATATAAGAAAAAATTTTATAAACTTCATCTCTCTTTGGTGTTAAAGGTTAAAAAAGATCATCTTCTGTAATAGACTTACTTTTTTTATTATAATCAACACTCTTCTTATAAAAGAAATCTCCTTCTTTAGTGCCAGTAATTTCTATATCAAACCATTCTACTGCTTTCAATATTTCCTGATTTACCTCAAAGATGGGCTTCATACCTATCTTATCTAAAGAGTTGTTGAATCTGTTTCTTATAAAATGTTGTATTGTTTCTTTAGGTAGAAAACTAAGTTCTCCTTTCTCAAAGATCCAATCAAGTATACCACACTCTGCACTATAAGCTTTCATGCATGCAGAGTAGATCAAATCTTCAAATTCTTTATCAAACCATTCTGGATTTTCTCTTTTGATTATATTAATAATCTCAGCACCAAAATTACCATGTATCTCCTCTTCTTTACTGGTGGCCTCAACAACATTAGATATACCTTTAAGTACATTCTTTTCTTTGTTAAAGCTCATCATAATTAAGAACTGACTAAATAGACTTACGTGCTCTATAAATAAAGAGAATAATAATACAGACTTAGTATACATTTTATTGTCTCTAGAACGTGTACCATCTAGGTACTTTTTTAAGTACTTAAGTCTACCTTCTATTGCAGGCACTTCAACCACTGATTGAAACTCTTTTTCTAAACCTAAGATTCTCAACAGTCTAGCATAAGCATCTTTGTGCCTAACTTCTGATTCAGCAAATGTAAATCCTACATCACCAATCTCAGTAATAGGCATTCTTTTATATAGATCACCCCAAAAAGTTTTTACATTAACTTCTATCTGGGCAATTGCTAACATAGTTTTTTTAATAACATCCCTTTCTGCTGATGTGATAGTTACTTTAAAATCTTGTATGTCTTCTGTAAAATTAAACTCAGTATCAATCCAATATGAATGTCTAATAGCATCTTTGTATGCTAGCAATTGAGGATACTCATAAGGTAATATGTTTTGTCTTGGTAAGAAAATGTTTTTATTCATATGATTATTTTTTAATGTGGAAAAAAAAACTGCATCCCTTTTGAGAGATACAGCTCTTGTTCAATTTAAGAAATATAACTGTAAATATAAAATTATTGAGTCATATTAGCAAAAGAAATTGTGAAAAATATAAGACCAAACTCTACTCCAAGTACTGGACGATAGATGTCATCTTCACATAAGACTTCACAGTTTACTATTTTAATGCCTAATAGTGTTTCTGTAGGAAGAAACTCTATAGCTAGTTTATTTTTAAAAATTAAAGGATTTACTTTTTTCATAAAATTAGAATTTGTATATTAAGTATATACCATTATTGCAAAGATATATATTTTATTATGAGCCATTGGAAAAAAATTAAGAATTTATTTTGGTACTCTGACAGTGAGCCAACTGAATTGCTTATATCTTTCTGCTATATATTGGCTCTTCCAGCATGTATGATACAAGAATTCAGCAACCCTAATATTATTTTTATAATAGGGGGTGTTCTCATAGGTTTATTTCAGTTGTGGTCAGTTTTATATAATGTAGTAACAAAAAATTGTTTAAGTTATAGACTTCTTGCCACAAAGCTCTCATCAATATTAGCCGTTATAGTTGTAGTTAATCTATATATAGAAGGTGTAATGAGAGGAACCAATATTGAGTGGATAATCATTATGCTTTTTGCTTTTTGGAATACAATAAGATTGTTTAAAGAAAAAATAGAAAGAGAATAATGGATCCTGTAGTACAAATAGTTATAACAATAATAGGGGTCTTAGGCTCTGGTGCAATCTGGAAATATCTTGAAGCAAGGTTAAGAGTGAATTCAGATGAAAAAAAATTAGAATTACAAAACAATGATGGCGTGCAATATAGAGACGATTTAAAAAACAGAGTTAGAAACCTTGAGGCAATGCTAGCTAACTCAAGCAATGAGAAAGACACGCTTAGACAGCAAGTACTAGACTTAGTAGCTGAAGTTAATACATTAAGAGTTAAAGTTGAGTTTCTTGAAAAAGAGAACCAACGTTTAAAGAATAAGTAAACTTTAAATATTTGGAAAAGTTTCTTAAATTTTGTATATTATAGTATATAGTAACTTAAATATTTAACATGATAAAAAGATTTTTTTATTTAGTATGGACAAGCAGTCTCCAAGATATATGGAGATACTTGTGGTCTTTAACATCAATAGATGAGAAGACTGTTGCAGTTGTTAAAGAAACAAAGAAAAGAACCAAGGCTGTTAAAAAGGCTATTAAAGGAAAAAAATAACATGGGTGATTGGACATTAGAAATAGCATTCCATTGGCCTCATAACAGATTAGCTCTGGGATGGGAAACTATAATGCCTGATGAAGAGTACAATTATAGTACTATAAAAGTCTATTTATTATTTGTAACACTCACTTTAGATTTTTAAACTATGAAAAAGATAAATGTAAAAACACAAAAGGGATTAGTTGCTTTAAAAAAGAAAGCTCCTGAAGTTGTTAAAGATATGGGTTATTTCAAATTAGGTGGTGGCACTCATAATACATTTAGTGGTTTACCTAAAAAACAAATTGGTGGTACATCTCCTGAGTTGATGCCAACAACAGAGAATAAAAACAATGCTGTAGATAGTATTAAGAAAAATTCTTTTGTAAGATAATGAATATTTTAACTGACATATTAAGTTTATTTAAACGCAAGAAATTTGTTAAAGAAGCTAAAGCTAATGATGTATTAGTTTTAGGTCTTAATGAAGAACCTGACATGACGGGTGTTGCATCTCCAATTCCTTATAAAAGTGTAAGGTTAATAAAGGTGAAAGATTTGGTTGTAAAAGGTGAAGCATGTGAATATAATAATGTAGTCAATGGTACAGGTACTAAACCTTCTTATGTATATAGAGATACTACAGAAGATCCATGCTCAGTTAATTTACGTTCAATTGCAGCTACTGGTAATTATATTAGTGTATTAACAAATAATAATGAAATTGAAATTTCTACAACTGCTGAACCAAATAGAGCAGCAAATGTAGGTAGAGGAACTGGTGTATTTAGAGATAAAACAGGAGCTTTATTAAACTTCAAATCTCTTGTTGGTGGTGGTGATGTTACTATAAGTGACGATGGTGATACAATACAAATTACTTCAACCGGTGGTGGTGGTGGAGTAACTAGCATTATTGCAGGTGACGGTATCTCTGTTAATAGATCAACAGGTGATGTAACTGTAACAGCTACAACTGCTCCTCCAACTTTATATGCAGCCGGGTTAACACAATTTAATAATAATGCACCAACCTTGAATGTATTTGCTAATTCAATTAATAGAATTGTAACAGCTACATATGTAGATGTTGGTGTATATCAATTTGAATTTAGTGTACCAGTTAATATTAATAGAACAGCAATAAAGTGTTCATTAACAGGACAATCTCATCCGTTTTTGTTTAACGTTTCTAATCAAACATCAAACGGATTTAGAATATATACATATATTGTTGATGAGACAGGCGCAACTGTTCTTAAGGATGGTATATTATTTAAGACACCATTAGAAATTATTGTTTACCCAGAAGAACCATAAGCTATGAGTGATAAAAAACCCAAAAAGAAGTTTAAAGATACTAAAGTAGGACAGTTCCTTACAAAGAAGGTTCCAAGTATATTAGGTATTGCAGGAGAATTACTTCCTGATGCAGGCGTTTTAGGTATGGTTAAATCTTTAATAGAAAAAGAACCAGCTTTATCTCCAGTAGATAAAGAGACTGCTTTAAAGTTATTAGAGCAAGATATGGTTGAAATGCAAGAAGTAAGCAAGCGTTGGGTCAGTGACATGAGTTCTGATTCTTGGCTTAGTAAAAATACAAGACCAATGACTTTGATATTTTTAACTATATCAATGGTAATATTTATGTTGTTGGACAGTTCTGAAATTGACTTTAAGGTAGACTCAGTATGGGTAGACTTATTAAAGTCATTATTAATAACAGTCTATGTAGCTTACTTTGGTTCAAGGGGAGCTGAGAAATTTAAAACAATTAGTAATAAAAATAAAAATTAGAAATTATGTCAAGAAGTAATAAAGTAGGACCCAAGTATGGTAATGGTGGTTCAACAATGCAAAGCACAGATAAATATACATATGGTGGTGGATTTACAATGGGTGCTGGAGACGGAGATATGACTCCGGGTAAAGCAGGAATGAGAGCAATGGCCAAAGGTGGTGGCTTAATGGGCTTCATGGAAGGTGGAGATGTTACACAACCAGGTTCAATGGACTACTACAAAATGGGTGGTGGCAAAGGTAAATGCTGCGGCAAATAATAATTAACTTTTAAAAATATAACTATGAAACAAGGACAGCAATGTATATGTGGTGAAACACAAAACTCAGAAGGTTTATGTGACGGATCACATGCTTCATGTAAATAAACAAATTATGGCAAAGACAAATAAAGTAGAAAATGGATATTTTGATCCAACCTCTATACCGGCAAAGATACAAGCAAAAAAGAATGCAACTGCTACAGCAACTAGAATGAGGTTGGCAGCACGTGGTTCTCAAGCAAAACAAGTATCTACTAGAGCAACAGAACCAGTACAATCAGAAGCTTTTAAAAAAGGATATTGTAAATAAATTATAAAATGGCATTAATTCCACAACAACAAATAACTCAATCTGGTCTAGTTCCAGCATATACTGCTGCATTATTAGCAGGAAATGTTTTACAGAATACAGGAATACAGTACTTTCATATTAGAAATGAGAGTGCTTCTTCAGTTACAGCAACAGTAGTCCCTGTAATAACAACTGTAATAGATCCGGGACTGGGGGAACTTGTAAAGGAAAATGCTGTCTTAACTTTAGCTGCAGGTGAAGCTGGTTTCCTAGGGCCTTTTGAAACAAAAGCATTTAACAGTCCAGAAGGACAAATAACACTAACTTACACTTCTGTAACATCAGTTACAGTAGCGGCATTATATATTTAAATTATGAGCATATTTATACAAGAGGTATTAGGCCTTTTAACAAGAAAAGAAATCAAGAAAGAAATTAATCCTAAAACAGATTGGTTACAACTTGGTCACAAAAAACAAAGTAAATTAACTGGTACATCCTTTACACCAAAAATGGAACCTTATGCTATTAAAGCACAAGATTTTATTTGTACGGTGACTAAAGGGTTAACTAGAACTATACAAGGATCAGGAAAAATAGGTTTTGTTCCTGTATATACTGAAACAGATGGAGTATGTAGTCTAAAAGCATTAAAAGATAGTATCATAACTCAAGATCTTGCCAATCAAACAATTTCTGTAAATGGAAATCTTCTTGTTAAAGGTGATACATCATTAAATGGAAATGTCAGATTAGGAACTGGTGGTATAGGTTTTAAAACATCTTTTGAATCAGTAGTTGTAGATGTTAATGGTCAACAGGGTCAACCAAATCAAGTTCTTATTGCTCAACCAGATGGTACCGTAATATGGAAAGACCAAGCCGGTGGTGGTACTTGTGTATGGCAAGTTGGTGGTGATAATGGTTTTGTTGTAGATTGTAGTGATGTAGTTTTATTTATAGGTGGTGATAAGCTTACTGCATTTCCAAATGCTGCTAATAAAAGTGTTACATTCAATCATGATAAAACGGTTGTTAATGTAGTTTCTCAAAATGTTGATCCAGGTTTTGGGGATTCTTTTGATGCTGTCTTTGAAGTAAGAGTAGATGATTATGGTCATGTAGATGGAATTACTACAAGTAAAATTACTTTACCTGAAGAAACTACTTATACTCTAAAAGGAGAAATATCAGGCACAGATGATTATGCTATATCCTTATCAGATTCAAATGGAGGAACAAGTGAGGTACTCTTAAAAGCAGGAACTAATATTACTTTACAAGATGACGGTAATGCTACAGTAACAATAAAAGCAGCAGGTGGAGGTTCACCAGTAATGACATCTACAGTTACCGGAACAGGTAAACTATGGAGTGATGTTGTACAAGCACAACCAGCAGCAGCTGTATCAGATACAGATCAAAGAACATATGGAGTTCAATTTAATGATGCATCACAACTTGTTGTTAATGTACCATGGGTTGAAGGATCAGGTTCTGTTGTAGTTGGTAACCCAGGTAATCCTACAATAGATTTAACTTCTATAAGTATAGATGGTACTGTTTATGGTATTGCATCAGGCGGTGGAGGATCAGTAACCAGTGTTGGTTTAGCTGCACCTTCAGCATTCACTGTAACTAATAGTCCTGTAACAAGCAATGGAACATTAACTCTTGCAGGTGCAGGAGCAACAACAGATTATATAGATGGGACAGGTGCTTTACAAGCTTTTCCTTCTATTCCAAGTGTACCAGCAAATATAGTTGAGACAGTAGATACACAAAATGGTACATACATTGATATGACACCAACAGGTGCTGTAGATGGAGATGTTGTTGTAACAGCAGAATTATCAGCAGTAGACGGAGCAGATACTTCAGGTAGATTCTTAAGTAAAGATAACGTATGGTCAGCAATTCCTGGAGGTAATGCAGGAACTGTAACTAGTGTTGGCTTAAGTACAGATATTGCAGCATTCACAGTTGGAAGTTCTCCTGTAACAGATAATGGTGTAATAGAACTAAACCGTAATGGAGGAACTGCAGGTCAGTTTTTAAGACAAGATGGTAATTGGGCAGATATTCCTTCAGGAGGAACAGTAACTGCTCTTTCAACAGAAGTAACTCCAGTTGTAGCAGATTCAATTGACTTTACTGTAGCTGATCCAACAACAACGCCTAAATTAACTATAGACTTTAAAGGAGTAGCTGGACAGTATATAAATGGAGAAGGTCAATTAGAAACATTCCCTACTATCCCACCGGCATCAGAAGATGTTAAGTTTAAAATTGATGCAGCAGATACTGTAGCAGGATATTGGACTGATAAAATAACAATAGGTTCAGGTTTATCAGGTTCAGTTAATACAGATCCAAGTGGTGAAAAAACATTAACAATAAGTGCTGTATCAGTTACTACAGTAAATAGTATTAAGGTAGGAAACACTACTACTTCTGGAGCGTTTGAGTTTACAGGACCGGGTGTTACAATGGATACTAATCCAAATCCTCAACTAATTACTTTTGCAAGTGTATTATCATTAGGAGCAACAACAGCAGGTGATGCATTAGATGTTGCAGTAACAAATGATAGTAGTAATACAGGAGATAGTACACTAGACTTTACTTGGGCAGGATCTGCATCTGAGTATATAAACGGTCAAGGTAACTTAGTTACTTTCCCAGCAATAACAACAGGTACTGTTGAATCAATAAGCACATCATGGCCAAGCGGTGCAAATGTAGCAATGACTTTAACAGAAGTAAATTTATCTGGACCAGATGTACAGCTAAATTGGAATGTTCAAGGTACTACAGCACAATACATAGATGGTACTTTTAAACTACAAACATTCCCAACAATACCAGCAGAATATACTGGTTGGAGTTTAGTTGGAGATTTAGGAAGTGCACAACAAATAAAAACAGGTAATACTGCATTAATAGCAGGTGGTGTTGGTTTAACATCAACAGCAAGTGCAACAGATACATTAACTATTGATTTAGATGACACAGCAGTAACTCCAGGTGCATATAGTAATGCAGATGTAACTGTAGATCAGCAAGGTAGAATTATAAGTATCCAAGATGGAGCAAGCTCAGCAAGACCTTATAAATCATATGTTGCTAACTTCTCAATTGTTAATAATGTTGTGGCTGTTAATATACTAGAAGATGAGCTTCAAGTACAAACTAATTGGTCTGATGACAGCCTTGGTAAAATATCTATATCATTCCGTCAAAATTTTGACAAGAAAAGAGTTATGGTGTTCATTAATGGAATGAGTGGTGAAAAAGGAGGCGGTGGTCAAATATTCTTTGACGATGTAATTTCTGGAGTATCAGAGTTAACAGTGAATTGTGTACATCAAATAGTTAGCAGTGGTGCTATGACAAATGCAAATGTTGATTTTGGAAGTTTTGAATTTAGATTATATGACTAAGAATTTATGATGAAGTTTAATTTTACTAAATTCTGAGTGAAGAGGGTAAGCAGAAATGTTTACCCTCTTTCTTTTTATTTACCCCATTTGTTTCTATTAATCAGCATAGATATTATTGAGTAGTTAGATAAATCAATCCATGAATCTTCTAGACTTTCATTTTTAGGATTACGGTTTGACTGTACAATATTCAGTATTCTTTGTATTTTGTCATTACTACGAAACCATATACCAAGCAAACTCAGCCTACGGTTTTCTTTTAACTCTGTATCTTTACCAAGAGTAATGTTTTGAGGCCCGTAGTCTAATTGCTTCATACAAAACAATGTGTATTGTTCCTGCTGTATCTCTTTAAACTCTTTTGTTGTTTCAGGATACAACATCTCACAAGATGCTACAGGATCCATAGTATCTTCTTGTGTGTCACTAAACGGGTGAGCAAATGGTTCTATTTTTTTATTCATCTTTAGTATATTTATTTTTACTTTGTCTAACATTGGTTTTTTCTATTAAATGTAAATGATATGCAAGCTCAGAAGTATTTTTAAGTTTATTGTAATACTTGTCAATACGCTGATCAAGCTTCCGTGATTTTTGTAAACCAAATACATTGGGCTTTGCCTTATATTCTAGTTCATCTAGTCTACCTTTTAAGTACTGTACTTCTAATAGTACGTGTAGTTCTTGTTCTGTCATGATCCTTCTGCAATTATAATGTAAATGTTATTCCAAATCAAAAAAGAAATTATAAATATTACAACCCAAGCTGCAAGACCTATCCAATTAGTATTATGCTTTTTCATAATTTTTAAAATGTTTATCAACTATCTTCCAATAATTTTCTAGTTTAACTGAGTTCATTCCGGCAACAAAACACAATATCATATCTAAATGTTTTTTACCATCTGTATATCCCATTTTTTTATGTATTCTTGCTGCTTCATCTTTATGATCTTTTTTCATACATATATATATAAAAATAGAAGGCCTAAGAGAAAATCTCTTAGTTGGTTGGCCTCCTATAATTAATAGTCTTCACTTCTACTGCTAATGTAAAAGCAAAAACAAGCTAACAATACTGCTATTACAAAATGCATTCATCAATTATAATGCTTTGCTTTTCTAGTTCTTCATCAATTTCAATTGTCTCTCCATTGATACCTACTAGCTCCCATTTTTCAGTATTAGTTGTTTGATTGTTTACAACATCAGACATCATAAAATCATGAAAGTTCTGAGAATCTTGTAACCAATCCCTTGGTGTAGATAGTTTTAATGCATGTGTTACGTGATTGTAAAAACTCCAAGCATTGTTATTATCTGTTAAGTAATCATAAGAAGGTTTATTAATCTCTTTCTTAATTATAGACATCTGTGAAGAAGTTACAATCTCTTCATCTATAAATAGTCTACCAACTAAAGCTGCTTGCTCTGTCTTACTTAACAATGTAGACTTTAATGCATCTCTATCTTTAAGAATGCGTGAATAATGAACTTCTCCATTCTTAATTTGATTGCTCAGCTGCATTTTAATATCATGACCTGCGGATCCTGTGTGTTTTCTTTTAAAGTTCATCATGTCTCCAGCTACCATACCATTGTTACATACCATAACATATGCACCAATTGCACACTGAAATCTTGTACTCTTATCATAAGAGTTTGTCCAGGCAAACATCATCCCTAATTCTCTTTCTTTAGAGATATCTTCATCAGTTGTCTGAGAAGGATAGATATGATATATGCCTTGTGCTACATTGGCATTCATGTTTGCTCTATATAATTCTTTACGAATAGTAAATCCACTATTCTCCAATAAATTTTTTGTGTCATCTATCACTTGTTTATGTGATATGACTGTATAACTCTTACCATGTTTAGGTAAAGGTTGACTTTCTAAATAATTCTGTGTTGTTTCTACTGCTCTTTTATAACGCATAGTTTAAACTTTTAAAGTGTAAATATAACTATTTTATATGGGATAACCAATTAAAATATATATCTGATTGTTTTTATAGAAAAATACTTTGAATAAATTTCTTTAAATTCAGATAACAACCTTCCTTTATGTTCTAAAGGATATCTCATAACTCCTGATTGATTCTTAATTTCATAAGATCTTCTCATCAACTCTCTTGCTTCTGGTGTTGTTTTAATCATTTGCTTAACATGATTAGTTAAAGCAATAACTTCACATTTATTTTCACCTGCTACATCTTTTACCATAGAAAAAAGATTATTATACTCTTCTTTCCAACCGGGGTAAAAAATTAAAGGGCTATAATTTAAATGTACTTCCCAGCCCAATTTCTTAAGCCTATTAATATCAGCTATACGGCTTACTATCTTTTGCATCTTAGGTTCTAATATATTAGAATACTTCTGAGGCATAAGACTTACACGTACCCGTGGTGGTTTATTAAAGTGATTTACATCTAACTTTAACAACCCTGGATACTTAGTGGCCATAGTACTATTAAGTTGTGGGTGATTATCAAACCTCTTAAGATAATCAATCAAAGGTTCAGGCATGTGTTTCTGCATCAGTACTAAATCTGAATTGCAGGCAACATCTACCATAGTATATATAGGGTCTTGTTGATCAGGGACTTTAGTAAATTCCTTTTCCCATTCAACAACAGACTCATAAATCTCATCAACGTTCTTGTTAACAAAAACTCTTTTACCATTATATCTAGACATATAACAATATGTATCTACACAGCCTCCAAAACACCCATATATGATGTTTGGAGCTATGCAATTACTACTATTATTATTTGTTTTGGTAATTAAAGTTTTGGTTTTCTGAACTTTAATCAACGGTCTTTAACAAATTGACCATTAACCATCCTACCTGTACGTTGTGAAATTACATTGTAAGCACTTTCTAAACATTTTTCTAAACTAATGTTTTGCATCTTAGCTTGAATAATCAAGGTAACCATAATATCACCCATAGCATCAATGATCTCTTCACGGTCTTTAACATTAATGGCCGTGCAAAGCTCAGTTGTTTCTTCTAATGTTTTCAGTGCTTGGGCCATTGGTGTAGCTTTAGCAAGAATACCTTTTTCCATAGCCCAGTTTTCTACTGCGCATTCTAATTCAAAATAATCCATATTGTTTAATTGTTTTTTAATAATTCTAATACTTCAGTCAATGATTCATGACGGTGGTTATCTTCTAGTACAACTTTATATACATGAAGAGAACTTGTAATCTTAGCAACTTCATTAATTGCAGAATAATTTTTGTCTTTTAAATCTATTTGTTGATTGTCTCCACAAAAGATCATCATTGAATCTTTACCTAGTCTACTTAAAGCCATTGAAAACTGAGAGCGTGTTAAGTTCTGAAACTCATCTACAATAACAACAGAGTGATCAAATGTCCTTCCTCTAAAATGAGATAAAGAAACCAATTCTATTTGTTCTTCAGATTCAAGCTTCTCTAAAAGCTCAGGTTTATTATAGACCTTACGCATATTAGATTTAATAGGTACCAACCAAGGTTCCATCTTTTCTTTTTCAGAGCCAGGTAAAAAACCATTATCTTCTGTTGCCACAGTAGGCCTAGTAATAATAATCTTATTGTATTGTCTCTTAAAAAATTGATCTAGTGCTATTTGGACAGCAAGTAGTGTTTTACCACTACCTGCGTTCCCATGTATAAAACTAAAAGGATGTTTAAGTATTTGTTCTTTTGCAACCTTTTGTTCTTCTGATAATGTAATACTAAATCTGATAGACCCTTTAGGTGGTCTCTTTGTTATATTTGTTTTTGCCATTAGAATAGTGTTAATTGATTTGGAGCAACATCAATAATATTATTAATCTCTTGCTCTATAGCTTCAAGATAATATTTTTTATCAATATCATAGTTTTCCCACTTAGGTTCTAATTGCATATCATTAAATATTGACTGCAACCATTTGCCAGCTTCTAACTGTATCTCTCTTTTATCTTTCTTGTTAACTTTAAGAATCTTTACACCGGATTTAGATATAAAATATCTATTAATCTTCTGTAATTTTTCTTCATCAAATATACCATTCTTTATTTGTCTAGCAACCTGTTGCCAATCACCTTTTGATTTTCCACCAATACAATAATCTAATATGTTTTTATTTGTATCAATATAATCTTCAGGTAACATATCATGAACAAAGTAATGATAGATTGCCTTTGGTATAACAAGTTTAGATTTATTCTTGTGCAACTGCAGGTTATGAAAATCAAATCTACCCTTAAGTTTTACCGGGGCAAAACTAAACTTATCATTCTCTACTTTAAATAAGTAATGAGGATTGTCAGTTTTTAGTTTTCTCCAAGTAGATATATCTACATCAACCCACTTATTAATACCAATGTAGTTGTTAACATCACCAATAACCATCTTCTGATATTCATCATGCTCTAAATTAAGATTGGTTTTCTTTTCCCATTCTTCACATATAAGCATGTACTCATCATAAAATGCCTTTGGTATTATAGTTTCTACACCATCTGTGTTTTGTAATAAAGCAATAGCACCCGGTATACGCTCCATAATTTGCTCATAAAGCATCATTAGGGATAGTTGACCATTGATTGTTATTCTCATACATAACTCAGGATCATAAAAGAAGCTATTTTCATCATTGCTAAGACCAAAAGTAGAATTAAGTATAATCTTATATACATAGTTCATTGGATTGCTCTTAGGAATCTTCTTACGCTCTTCAAAGAACCACTCATATTGATTACAGAATTCTTCTTTAGGGAAATGACCCGGAGACCACTTGTTTTTAATAGCCAGATTAGGATAAAAAGATGTTACATCAGAAGACATAATCATCATGTCATCATCCGGTTCATAAACACCTTTCTTTATAGCACCATGAACACCACCTAAACCAAAGTGTGTATTGACACCCTTATAGTTTATGTTGTATTTAAAACTACCCTTAAGACTACCTGCGTTAACTTCTAATGAAGCAAACCTATCAAACAATACCTTAAACTCTTGAGATGAGAAAGAAATGTATGGTAATATAATATCCTTAATCTTAATTGTATCCCTATAAGTTCTCATCTGTTTGAGATCTCTTTTAGGAATATTTAAGTTTCTAGATAAATAATATCCAAATATCTCTTTACTAATCCTAGGCTCTGAGGCACTAAACATGTTAATATTGTATGTACTTGTCAATTCTTTTCTTAAAGCTACTTGAGATCTTGATCTGTTATAGATTTCTTTTGTAGACTTAACATCATTAATGCAGTATTCAAGTATAGTGTCTAGATCTTTTTGAGTTCTGATTTCAGTTTCATGATGAATAGGCATATCTAATATATTCTGCCAATCCATACTATACTGAATCCATTTAAGACTAGAACGTTTAGCCGGGTTATCCCAATGGTGCATTTTAAATAAATCTATTTGACCTATTCTCATCTTCCATTGTGGATAATCACTAAACTCTTTATTGTTTGATTTCTGTATACATCTCTGTGCATACTTATAAATAATATTAGCAACTAGATGACCATCAAGACCTAAACCTTCTTCATCTTTCCATTTACTAACATTATCTAATATATAGTGAGTTACTTGCGCATCAAATGCTAATCCATTATAGGATATATGCCACTCTTTGTTTGTGATGTTGTCTTCTAGAAAGTTTATAAATTCTGTCTGATCATTTCTTAACCGTGATATTACAAATATCTTAGTCTCTGTAGTTTTATAATTTTCAAAAACACCAGTAAAACAATCATAAAGTGTTTCATAATCCATTACCCAATGTTTCATTCTTTTTCTTCTTTAAGTTTATCTTTAAATGTATGTAGAGTTCTTTCATTAATACCTAAAGCTTTAGCTGCACTTCTTACAGTTTTATGCTTTTTTAGAGCTAGAGTCATTAATCTCTCTTTCATTTGTAACAGTGTTTCCATCTTTATAATTTTTAAGTGCTACTACTTTAGCTTCTAATATTAAATCCATAATACTATCATAGATGCTTTCTACTGCTTCAGGAGATCCCTCACGCTCTAACTTTTTATCAATCTCTCTTTCATATAAGTCAACAGTCTTGATTACTTGTTTAATCTTCTGTTTAACTTGTTGTGTATGTATATACTGTAACCCATGTGCAAGTTCACCTATGCACTTAGTCATAGCAAATAGGATGTTTACATCCATTATTTCTTCATCTGTTAATTTAGCCATATAAATATATTAGAGCAAAAAAAAGCCCAAATTAATGGGCTCCTTTACATTATTTAATAAATAGAATAGGCTACTTATTGACCAGGCATGATAATTTTAGAAACTTTTGTTTCTTCAATATCTACAAAAAATTGTTTGTAATCATAAGAAGATGCATTGATTGCAAATATATTAATAAAGTCTTCAATGTCTTTTTTATCTGATAAATAAAATTCAGAAAAAGTATCCACTAATCTTCTTTCTTCTTTATGTGTTTTACCTGTTTGCTTATTAGGTGTCTTAAGTCTCATAGGTTGACCATCATCATCTAACTTAGGAACCATATGATAGGATTGTTTCATCACTTTACTGATGACTGCTAAAATGCCTGACGTAGGGTCAAACATAGCTTCTGTATAAGGTGAGTCATTACTGACTGGAATCATTGTAAATGATTTAGCATTTCTAAAACTAGAACTTACTAACATCATATTTTGTCCAATTTTTGACATATTGATTTTTTTTTATTTAGGCAAATATACATTACATTCTTTTAATAAAGAAAGAAATGCACCATTTTTATTAATAACTGTTTCTTTTATCAAGTCTGGCGGGCTGCATAATTCAAACACATCTTCTAAAAGTTCTACTTCAACATCTAGCTCATCAGCATAAAATTCATGAAATCCTTCTGGTGATAAAAATGCTTCAACAAAGTCTGAAGATTTAGAATCACTAAAGAAATCTATAATTATTACCTTAGAGTTTAAACTAAATTGAGAATATTTTCCTTTTAGAAATTTGTTAAAGTCACTTTTATAGCCTGAGAAATCAAAAACAAATAAATGTTTATTATCTCCCAGGTCTATATACTCATCAAATTTAGGATGGTTTCTTATGTATCTTTTACAGAACTTATCAAATGAATCACACATTTTAACTTTGTATTCACAAAGAAATTTGTAATCATCAAAAGAGTGCACATTATCCATAGCTATATAAGTTTGCTTTGGAACGTATGCCAATCCTTTCTTTAAATCCAATAAAGGATAAAGAAAGACCCTACTCTTCTGAAAATAATCTGTATACACAATACCCATACTATAATCTAACTTTTTCAATTAAGAAATTATAAGGTAAGCTATAATTTCTTTCATTATAATGGTATTCTGCAGCCTTAATTACATTACTAAAAGCTTGCGCCCATTTATTAAGTGTAGCATCTGTAACTTCAAAAGTATAAACTTGGTTATATTTATCTATAACAACAAACTTAAACTCAATCTTATACTCATCTACATTATCAATTGATTTACTTATATCTTCATAAACAAGTTTACAATAAATAGCAGCTTGAAGCCAGTAGTTATAAAACTCTACTGTATCATTAAAGTCAGCTATTGTTTTACCTGTAGTTTTAAGATCACATATAGTTATAAGCTTCTCATCATGATTAACTTTATAGTAATCTATGTAACCATGCAAACCAAAAGGCATTTTAGATAATGTACAACTCAGATATTTTTCTGCATGAGTTTCTATTGGGTCTAAATCAAAGTCTGTTGAAACTTCTTCAAATATTGCCATAACATCACTGTTACTTTTAATAAACTCTGCCTGCTCTGTACACTTTAATAAAGTATCTTGATCTACAACATCAACGTTTTTGTTAGATAAGAATTCCCAATAAGGTTCAAACTCATCTTTTATAATCTTAACAATACGTTGCTCATCTGTTTTTAGAGACTGATACAAATTCATTTCTTTGAGTGAATCCAATACTATTTCAGATGGGACATCAAATAACTTTTCTGCATCAGTATATAAAGACATGTTCTTTAAAACCTTTCTAACACTATCTGATGGTGCTTTACCAGGTACAATACTAAACTTGTTCTCAACGTTTTCAGGTTCAAACACCAAACAATGTACAAGCTTGCCTTCTACTAAATGTTTATCTGTTCTAACCTCACGGTCATTTAAAATATAGTCCTTATAAAATAAGGATGGTGAAAATAAAAGTTTATTTAAAGAAGAGTAGCTAAACTTAAATTTATCATTTGAGTAAAACTGCTCTTCTTTTTCAATGTTTCTATTCATTAATTGAGTTATTATATTTTTCCTTTAATACAAGATGTTCTAAATCAACTTTAAATACTTCAGCTCCTGGTCCTACCATTGCATTTAAGCATTTATTGAGAAATAAAGATCTGGTATTGTCAACAGCAAATTTAGTTAATTTTCTATCTTCTGTCAAAGCCATGATGTATCTATTATAAGAATAAACATTATTAGTATCATGACCACCTTCATATGATTTTAACCGTGACCTCATAGCTTTTACATTTACTGTATTCCAATTATTAGTAGCTTTCATCCAATCATAGTGCCACCAATACAAACTAGATACTACATTAAATGATTTTTCTATATTAGAATTAGCTAGCATTTCAAGAGCCAATGTTCTATTTTCTATATCATTACTTGTAATCATCTGTTCTATGGTACCGTATTGATCATCTTCAATAATTGCTAAATCTTCATCAATTATTTCAGTTATTGCAGTATCAAATACAACAGTAGCTACAGAATTAACAACTCTATCATAATCTTTAACTTTACCTTTTTCAATCATAACTACTCTAGATCCTAGATTTGCTGCTTCATGAAAAGGTTCTGTAATCTTAAGAAATTGGTCTCTCCATAACTGAACATTATTACTACTATTATAGTAGTGTTGATTAAAAGCAACAATAGAGTTTTGATCCATTCCAGATAGTTTTTCTCTAAGCTGATTAAGAGCTCCATCAGTAAACATACCTTTCTCTTTTGCTATAATACAAACTCTAACGAAGTCTCTGTAATCTAAAAATTTATTACTATACCAATTGTATGTGAATAAAGATTCTAAAAACTTATATGACACTACATGTATGTCTGCCTTATCACTATTCCTAGTAATTTTACAATCAAACCTTTCCTTTAACAAATCAAACTTTTGTCTTGGTAAGTTTAATTTAGGATATCTATAAATCTTTACATCTTGTAAGCTAATAACAGATGGTTGCTGTTTACCAGTAACTATGTTATGTAACCCAAAATTTGCAAGATCATCACCTGATAAATGATAGTTATCACTACTACCAACATACAGTTCATCTGTTAGTTCTATATCAAATGCTCCAGATGTTAGTTCAACGTTTTTGTTGACTGTAACATCATCTCTCTTTAAATTAAAATTATATATTTTTTTAGTCATTTTTTAAATATTTTTGATATTCTTTTTTTACAGCTACTTTAAAAGTATAAAGATCCCTGTTATGAATGCTTATTTCTTTTCTTACTATAGGTTCTAAATATCTGAAACTTGTTTTACATAACAATTCTCTCTCTTCTAACCAAAGTATCATGTCCTGAGCACTCTTTCTTTCAAAATCAAGAAATCCAGATTCTTTTAACCAATACTGTAGATCTTTATCTCTGTTATCTGCATATGTTATACTACTACAGTCTTGTGAAAATTGCCATAATAAATGATAATTTTTTTTATAATCTATAGTAGGAACAATTTTAAGAGCTAAGGCCTTATCATCACCATAAGCCTTTAATTGCGCTTTTAAATCATTAAACAGACCTTCATCAAGAGTCATTTTAGTAGCAGATGCATGTAACACAGTCTCAGGATCAATAACACTAACATGTGTGGTATCAATTATATGAGCCAAGTTTATAGCCATACCAGTAAGCATCCAGGTATCATATAGACTATCATTTATATCTATATCATAATATCTTACATTGTCTGTAATCTTAGGTGTAATAATACATTCTAAACCAGAATCTGAGACTTTTTTTAGGACACCTGTTTTTGTTGCATCTCCCATTGTAGTTTCATAATTCCATATCTTATTCATCATTATAGTAGACGGGATATTTTCCGCATTCTGTAATGTATGAGTAGAAATATCCTCATGCCCAATTATAAGATCTGCTAATTCATAATCATTTGTAACAGTTATACCGTGCTCTTTAAGAGCAGCCTTTAATCTATCTTGTGATACATTACACTTAGGTAGTATAAAAGCTTTCTTTTTGGTTCTAAAAGTTTGGTCATCTTCTGTGGGGACCGTTAATATACTGTGTATTTTTTCATATGTTGTTTGATCTTGAGTACATAATACTTTATTACAGTCTGTATTAGAGAGGACACCATAAACGGTGTCACTCTCCAATGCAAAGTAATTTAAAGCATCAGTATCAAAATCTTGATATACTGATTTATTTGCCATTTTATTTCATTGTCATTTTAACAATCTCAGGGATCATCATTAATTTATTGAACTTTTGTTTATTACCACTAAATATTGATCTTACAATCAAATATTTTAAGTCATTAGTAAAATAGTCTTCAGTACATAGTGTCTTTAGTCTATCTGTATTCTTTTGACTTACGGTATTTTCTTTAGAATACACAACAGCATAATTTGCTAAACGTGTAGCTAATGTAGATGCTATATCAGCACGGTAATTATCATCCTTACCAATACAACTTCTAAGTTCACCTAAAATATATTGCTGATTATCATGTGTCAACAAATCTTTTGGTGTTACAAGCTTATCAAGTTTATTATTAATGAAGGTTGTGAACATTGATGCAAAAGCATCACCTACACTACCCTCACCAATCATTTGAATCATGCTGAGGTTATCTTCAAAATTATCAAAACTTGATATAGCATTAAAGAATGTAGTAATAGATCTTGCATTTGTTTCTTGAGTTACTAACTCAGGATTCAATAACAAAAAGTTAATACATCTAGAATCTACACCTGCTTCTTCTGCCCATTGAGCCCATACATTAACATCAAACTTAAGATTTGCGGTTACATATCTAGTCTTCTGTGCACTATCTACACTGTTAACCATATAATCTCCGTTATCCGGGTTAGCTGTTAATATAATATGCCAATCCTGTGGTAGTGTCCATGAAATATAAGACTGTCTGTCAATCAATTCCATACAAGCTTGAATAAAACGTACATCAGCACGGTTCCAGTCATCTAGTAATAAGATACCACCTGATTTTTTATCAGCAATCCACTCTGGTGGACAATAAGACATTCTGTTCTTACCAGTCATTTTGTATCCATTTTTTAGATACTCTTGTACAGCAAGTTCATCAACCCATAAACCAACTTTTTTGGTTTTTGCTTGAGGCATCTTTGCCAGAGATGATGATGCAGCAGCTCTTTGTGCAGCAGTATAAGATATGTCATTTTTATTTTCTGAAACTTTTGTCTCTTTATACATTTGGAATTGTCTAACTGGGAAACCTACTAAGTCACCTAGCTCTTCTATCTGTGCTAAGTTTAACTTAACAAAGTTTAAATCATTCTCTTTAGCTAGTTCAACAATGGTTGACGTTTTACCAATACCTGATTCACCAACAACCTCAACAGATACAGATTGCTTACCTTCTTTTTGTAAGAATCTGTTGTTTGTGATTATGTGGTTTACAAATCCTTTTAGTTCTGTAGCATTTAAATTTACTTGACCCATTTTTACTTTTTTAATTTAATTTAGTTTTATCTTTTGTCCTGGTAATTCATCATTTATCTCTGATATACTGCTATGTACCCATAGGGTATTTTTTGGACAGTCATCAGGAGAATATGCTTCACCGTCTGTTAAATATATAAGAGCTGTATAAACTCCTTTCTTTTCATTATAGTGATCAATTACTGGTTGGAAGCTTGTTCCACCACGACCATGTATTTCCCAATCTTTTTTAGGATTGAATTCTTTTACACTTTTAAGCTGTGTATCACACTGTGCAACTGTAATCTTATGACCAGTTTTATGCATATGTGCTAACTCAGAGAAGAATTCTTTTAGTTCTTCTGTATTTACAGATCCTGATGTATCAACACCAACAAGTATGTGATTCTTAAACTTTATCTTTAAACCTGGATTCTCAGAATAACGTTTATTATACTTACGTCTCATTTTTCTAGTGTAAACTATACTTGAATTACCAACAAACCTTCTTAAGTAAGCTTTCCAATTAAACTTTGCAGGTTCAACATGCATTAACTTGTGAATTAGTTCTGCTAACTCTCCTGGCACACTACCTTGCTTTTTAAGAGTTTCTTGTGTTGCTTCCTTAAGCTGATGATCAACCTGTTTTTGTACAAGCTTTTTATCTGCTTCAGATAAATCATCAAATTCATTCCATGTACCATGACAATATTGTGATTCACCATTCATTTCATCCATTAGATTATCTAATGAAGGAGAACTCCCATCTTGCTGCGCTTGTTCCAAAAGTTTATAATATTCTTTTGTTCCTGCTTTAGTAGGAAGATTTAATTCAGGAAAACTTGAGAGTAATAAACCACCTTCAGGTAATTTACTTTCCAGTATGTACTGGTTGATCTCTAAATCAGCAGCTATGTTAAATAACTTATGATTAGAATATAGATCTCTCATTACTAAGTGCCCAAATGCAATGTGTAATAGCTCATGCTTTACCAAACCATACCTATGATCTTCACTTAAGTTTAAGTAAAAATCAGGATTGATTGTTAACTGCATGCCAATACCGTGTTTACTAACACCTGCTGTAGGTATTTTATCACTGTATTGTTTATTTATACCAATTAAAAAAAGCCCGTAAAAGGGCTCTTCAAATATTAAACTTTTAGTTGTCCGTGCAACTATATCTTGTATGTTCATCATATCTATATAATTTTATCTAATATTTTTTTATAAGTTTCTTCATTATATGTACCACCAATATCAATAAGTATACATTTTATTGTAAGAGAACCTAAAGAATATTTAATGTTTCTACTTTTCAAAAACAATTTTCTTGCATCATAATGCAAAGCTTTAGCAAATAGCTTATCAGTTATATATTTATCTTGTAACTCTAAACTATTATAACAATGCATTCCTAAATCAAAATCAACAGGTAGGCCATTAAGTAATCTTAAAATATTAAAGAAATCACTTTTCTTTATTACATTCATCAGTTAATATTTCTATCCATACTCCAGGATTCTGTTTATCATATGTATATTGAATAAATACAGGAAGAATAAACTCTGCATTATCATCCTCAATCCAACCCGCTTTAACCATATCATCTTGAACTGTTTGTGCAGGATTGATGTAATCAAATTTATGTTTGGTACCCCTTACAAATGTAAAAGATATCTTAGCCGGCAAAGTACATTTAGATAATTCTGCTTTAAACTCTTCAGCATACTTTTCATAGTATTCTTTAGTAAGCTTTCTATAGTTAACTACTGTCTTACTAGCTATAAAGTATTTACCCGTCCATCTTCTTCCATTTTTACTGGAAGGTACGGAACCTGGTATCCACCATTTTTTTGGTTTTTTCATATTATTTATTAAGTGTTTGCTTTAGTAATGGTTTTAATGCTTCATGTAACTTATCAAAGCCATGTTTTTCCATAGCATCTGATATGTCTTTGCATATAGTTAAGTAACATCCTTGAATATTATATGCATTTGCATATCTTTCAATTGCTTTAAAACCTGCTTCATCATTATCAAACAATGTAATAACCTTTTTATACTTTTTTTTAAAGTTTTGTATAATGTGAGGTTTAATTATAGTATTCTCTGAGTCTGGTGCTACAACTTCAACGTTATAACCCATACTTTTTAAACACATTGCATCTTTTAATGATGAACATATTACTAAATAAGGTTTCTCATATTTCAATTGATCTAGTCCCTGAAGATAAGTATTAACTTTATGAAATCTATGTTTACTCTTGGGTTGATATATTTTATATACTTCTCCATGTTTATTAAAGTAACCATAAATTCTTGGTGCCTGTATTTTCAATGTATTAATGTGGCCATCTTCTTGCTTTATGAGATTATAATACTCAATTGGCTTGACATTATACAAATCCAACATAGACATACCTATCCTATAGGATAACCAGTAATCTGCATCTAATTGATTCCAAGGTCTGTGTTTTATAAAATCCACTTCCCATTTAGATACAGGTTTAAATTCAATTTTAGCTTTACCATTCTGCTTGACATATATATTATAGTCAGATATAATTTTCATTACAGCTTTAGTATAACCAATATTAAACATAAGTTTTACTAAGTCAACTTTATTACCATTATTACCAGTTGAGAAGTCTTTAAATTTATATTGACTTATTCTTGGGTCAACATAAACACAAAAGCTTGGTGTTTTCTCATTAGGATTAAATACTGAATGTATTTTATATCCTGGTCCTGTTAAGGTTTCTGATAAATTTAAATAATATTGAAACACCCAATAACTTGGTATATCATCTATTTCTAATACTAAATTTTTAGTGTTAAACATATTAATCAAATTGAAAAAAAAAGGGGGCATTACACCCCCTCTAATTTTAGGTTAATTTCTGACTACAGATCAAAGTCACTTGCTGATGAAGTTGTTGGCTCAAAGCTTGTTGTTGCTGGAGCATCTGTTTTAACAACTTTTCTTAAGTGAAGAGGATTGTTAGAATCAAATGTAATTAATTTAGATGACTCTACATCAAGTGCTTCTATTGGCACATTACCTTTACTCATTTTTGGTAGAAACAAATCATTGTTAATATAACCTTCTTTGTTTTCCCATTCACGTGCTGCAAGGCATACGTTTACAAAACCTGAATTAGAAAAGATACCATTACATGCACTCATGAATTCTTCAATTGTGTTTGCACTAATCTTATCTAGATCCGCTCTTTTGTTTAGAGTTTCAGCTAAAAATACCATAGCTTTCATAACTTCATTGTCACGGCTAATCTCATTACCATTAGGAAGAATAGTATCTTTATATGCATAAGGGCTAAACCTTACTCTACCTACTTGACCTGAATAACGTGGTCCATTAGGATTATTTTGATCTACTAAAAATCCTTGAAATTCACCTGTTACAGGCTCACTTTCTACATGCAATGTAATGTTATATGCATTTGCATCATATGGTGTTTGATCAAAAGTAACAGAGTTAATCTTTACTTTTTGGTTACCTGTTCCAATAACTGGTTTTTCTTTGCCTGATCCGGCTGTCATTCCTTGTGTGTTAAACATAATTTTTACTTTTTAATTATTGATTTTTAAATAAATTACTCTTCATATTTTTTAATGCAGTCTTTTACATACTGCAGGTTGTTTGGGATGAAGAAGTCTTCAAACATACCTTGTGGTGATTTACATGTGTTCTCTCCATTGTTTTGAGTTTCAAAACCATATTCAAGTTCACCATCATCATTTTTATTTACCTTTCCAAATAGAACTATAGAAAACAGACCTTCCAAAGTTAGTGTGTTATCTATCATTTTACCAATGGTTTTTGCTTTAATTTTTCTATTACCATTGATATCAGTTGAATCTTCAGAATGAGTTAAAAATATTACAGTTAAGTCATCCCTTAGATCTTTAGGCATTTTAGCTACTGTAGCTAAGTTTGCTGCAATCTGGGTAAACTTATCATAACCTTTCTCATTAGCTCTATCAAAGTATTCAAAAGAACTCATATACTGCCAATCATCAATAACTAATGTTTTGATCTTTGGCATTTTTTGATCTACATGTGTAATTGCCTTCATTATTCCAGCTGCTGATGAAGAAGAAGCCAAATTACCTTTTGGATTTTCTTTATTGATTGCTGTATAATTAGATTTCCAACCTTTAAAAGGTAGTGGTTTGTTTGCAATGTTAATTATAAATGTTTCATCAGGATCTAAGTGTCTAATTGATGTTGATTTACCTGTACCTGAATCTGCTATTATTAATATGCTGTTTGCCATTATTTATTTTTTTAATATTTTAATTAATTGTTGAAGTGAATTGTTTATCTCATTTAGTTTACCTGCTATTAGATTTTCATCATTGTTAGATGGTTTATCATCCGGGTTAGGTAACTCTGCAAAGTCTAGATCTAATTTACCTCTACTTGTTACATCATTAATAACCTTAAGTTCACTTGCAGGAACTAAATGTCTTTGGAAACCTGAGTTACTTGTAATCATCTCATACTCTTCTCTCCAGTGTGGATTAAATTTCAGAAGGTACAAAGTTCTCTTAGGATCTTCTGAGTCATAGTTTATACTTACAAACTCTGTATAAATGTCTTGACTCTTTTCCATCTCACTAGGAAAGAAACTTACATGTAAGTCATCTTTACCTGGTGGTCTATATGCCATCTTAGGTATAAACAGTGCATTTAAATTACCAATAGTTTGAAAGTAATCTTCATGCTCTTCTTTTAATTTATTTACTTTTTGTTTACGTTGTTCTGGTGTTATTCCCATTTTTTTACTTTTTAATTTGTTATCTGCGTTCTTGTTGACCAGGGGTTTGCATTTCTTCAATCTGCATTTGTTCAAACTTTGCTTTAAAGAAACTCATTCTTGCATCACCATTTCTTGCTTTCAAAAAGTGTAATACCAAAGTTCTATCATTTTCTATAATATATCTATCTGGCCCATAGAACCTAATCTTTTGTTTAGCAGGACGGTTTATACCAATAAGCATATCTGCATGTTGTAACATAGCATCTGAACCAAATATATCTGACTCAAGAATATAATTACCATACTTACCATCTATTGCTCTATCTGGATTATCAATATTTCTATTAAGTTGTGATAGTGAAATAAACAAACATGGATAATCTCTCTTACATTGTGTAAAAAACTCACCTAATTCAAATAACATATCTAATGTGTTATTCTGATAAGGTGCTCTCTTTACAAGCATTGTATGATCCAATGTTATAATAGTTTTTTTACCTTTATGCTTGTTCATGTACATATCAATTTGCTCACGCATTTGATTTACAGTCATAGGTGTTGAAACTATATCTACCGGATGCTTAACTCTTTCCTTAGCATACTGATGACATGTATTCAATACATCAGAAGTAAGTATACTACCAGCACTACATAATTCTTTATATGTTTTACCAGTAATAGAACTAAACTCTCTAATAGCTGATGTTCTACCAACCATCTCAAACTGAAATTCTAATACTCTAAAATCATCATCTGGATTTAATGCAAAAGATTCTCTTATAATCTGATCTTTAATAAGTGTTTTACCTGAACCAGGTCTACCACCAATTACAGTTAGAGTATTCCATTCTAAACCATCAGTAGCAGCATCATTAAATTTAGGCCACGGTGTATATATAGACTTTTCAGTCCCATTTTGTCTACCTTGCATGTATTTTAATGCTTCATTGAATGCGGAATATTGCCCCACCCATCCTTCTGTTGATTTAGCCATTCTCTATTGTATATATAATACTTGTTACATTATCTATGCTTGAATTACATGATTTAGTGTCTGGTTCCCATTCACCATCTCTTAGCATTTGAAAATCTTCAAGTACAAGGTTTAATTTATTTAATACTTCTGCTTGTTCTTCTACTGTCATACTACTTTTTCTTTAAATGTTTGTTGTTCTGTGTCTATACCATCTCTGATCATATCACAATAATCAGCTAATGTAGAAGACTTAACTTTATGTTTGTCTTGCTTACATATAAAATATTGACTTGTCTGCATATACATATATTCTGCATCTCTGTACTCATTCACATACATTCTTGTAGCTTCAAATACTTGATCCCATGTATAATCATATGTCTCAAACAACCATCTAAAAGAACTTGATAACATTTTTACGTTGACTCTTGCAGGTTTACCACTAGGTAATCTTTGATTTGGAAATATTTCCCTATAGGTATTTATTTTATCAGCAAAGTCTTTACCCATAAGTTGGATGTTTGTTTTCTTTTTTGCTTTTATAAAATAATTATCTAAGTGTGCTATAAAGACTTTTGCATCTGCTGTTAATTTATATGATTCATTATCAAATGTAACATATCCATTATCAACTAATGCTTTTTTGTCATCTTCTGAAATCTTAGGTAAAGCTATCTTTAGTTTCATACCAAATAATATAGCTGCCTGATTTGGACTAAGTTTGTTTTTGTATATTATTTGGAATAATTCCCACATAAGTATTTATTAGTTTATTAACTTTATCAAATGCATTCATATAACTTTTATCTTTTATATAAAGCATATCATCAACGCTGTTTCTACTGTGCACTACACTTGAATGATCACGTTTAATATATTTACCTACAGCATGGCAAGTATATCTCATAGTATGACCTATATGACAGTAAATCTTTCTGAACATTACCAAGTCTTTTGTTCTGTTTAATTCAGAAAGCTTATTGATATTTTGTAGTTCAGGATAAAGCGTATGCATAACAGTTATACATGCTTTATGTATTTGTTGAAGTGTTGGCCTGTACTCTCCTTCATTGTGTAATTTTTGAAATACAATGATCTCAATTCCATACTGTCTGAGCATAGTTTCTTTGAACTTAACTATGTCATTATCAAGCCTATTGTGTTGATTATTAGTCATTTATGTTTATTATCTAGTTTACAAATTTAAGGAAATTTTACCAGTCTATCAAAGTTTTACCTTGTTTATTTAGTTCTATGTTAGTCTTGTTAAACACGTCATTTGAATCCCAAACACCACCTCTATATGCAGCTGATGCAGGATGTGTACACTTAAGTATCTTTTGATTAGATATTAGTCTTTCCCATGCTTCTGCTTTTTTACCCATTAATATGAAAACAATATCTTTATTGTCTTGATTAATCTTACTAAACAAATGTTCAGTAAAAGGTTTCCAATTCCAAAAATGAGACCCTATTTTATTTACTTCAACTGTAAGAGCTGTATTAATTAATAATACGCCTTGGTTAGCCCAACATCTTAAATCAGTATGATCCGTATCAATTGCTTTATTAATATATTGTAAAGACTTTTCTACTTTATCTTTTTTACTACAACTAAATGCTAAACCATCAGCTGATCCTAATTGAGGATAAGGATCTTGTCCTACTATAACAACTTTTAGATCATCATATTTACATTCCTTAAATGCATTAAAAATGTCTTTAAACTTTGGAGTAAATCTTTTACCCTGTTCAACTAAACTTACTAATGAATCTGTTAGATCATCATAAAGTTTACTATCTATGTAAGGAAATAATACATCTGCCCAACCTGAGCTTTCTATATCTTTTTTTAAATTGTCTTTTAGAATTATAAGGTTTTTTTCCATATTTCTTTCAATTTTTGTGTATATTTGTATATAAATCTTTTATTATGTCTGAAGAAAATCAAAATTTAGAATCAACTGTTACTTATGACTTTTCAAAAGTTATAACAGGTATTACTGTATCAACTGCATATATTTCCGGTATTTCTAGAATCTTAACTGACATGGTAACAGACTATCCAAATCCAGCAGGACTACCTAAACTATTTAAAAAGTTTGGTACTATAATGCAATTAGAAGATGGACAAGAAATCTCTGATGAAACAAGAGAAAATATTAAACTTGATATAAATGAATCTAATATTTATACATTGTTTTCTTTACTTCAACTTCTAAGATTTTTAGCAAAAGAACAAGGTCTTGAACTTTTAACTGAGACTACTGCTACCAAAGATGATCTAAAAGATCTTGCTGATTTAGTTACAGCAGGTAAATCTACAGCAGATAAAATCAAAGAGATTAACAGTAAGATGAAAATAGTTAAATAACTATCTTAAATTCATACCGTTAAACTCTCCAATTTCTATACATGATTGTATAGCTAAATTAAGTTCATCTTTATCACAATCTGCAAAAGATTTACAATACTCTTGTCCATCTCTAACAAAGCATAATCCACATGCTCTTTTTACTTCCATCTTTGCTTCTATAAATGTGTAGCCAATTTCTTGTGCTATTTCTCTAATCATTGCATGTACACGTGCTAACTGTGGGTTACTACCCTTATCACCACCTACACCAATAAATATTTCTAAATTAGAGTCATCAGGTAAACTACCTAACCATTTATTAAATCTGGTTTGAACTGCTTTCTTTGGAAAATACAACTCTCCATTCTTAATTGAAGCTTTTATATATAAGTTATCTTTCATCCTGATATAACATTACCTATTGCACATGTTATTGATACTACTAAAAATATTAGTAGAGTCCAAAAACATCCTTTGTATATATTTGATTGTTTTTCAGGTGATCTACCTTGGTTACTTCTGTACTGTCTTATTTTTTTTTCTTTTTTCATATAAACATGTGTTCATCTTGGTTAGTATTATTACTGTTGTCTTCTGGTTGGTCTAATTGAGTTTCTGGTTCTTTTGGGTCATCTGTTTTCACGTGATAAGTTTTAATTATAAAATTTAGTTATTGATTCACTTGTAAGTGTATATAAAGGTGCTTTTAAACCTGCTTTCTTTAATCCGTCATTCACCCATGTGTTACAGGTGTAATACCAACGGTAGTTGTCTTTACCATAATAATAATTTGGCATATATTCTGAATTATAATGTGATTCATCTACATGCTTTTTAATTATTTGGTATTGTTTTTCAGAACACTTAACTGTTTTCCAATTAAAAGAGTCAAAATAGAAAGTCTTCTGTACACGTACTAAAGTAGAAGGGTCAGTAATCAAAGTTCTATATAATTTTCCTATAGTTAAACTATCAAAAGTATCTACTTCTGTAAAGAATACTTTAGATCCCCAACCATATAACTTAAAAACTCCATCTTCTCTTAATACTATATCTACATGTGCACCATTATCAGATAAATAAAATTCACGTTCTGATGATTCACTGTAAGATCCAGTAGGTATATAGTGTGCTGCAAACATTATTAGTATAAGAACTAATGATGATACACCACAAATTTTTAATATGTCTTTTATTGCCTTTTTAAAATTCATGAGCATCTAAAATTTCTTGTTCAAAATCTTCATCTATGAGATTCATGACATCAATATTAACGAAGTTACCTGTTCTATCAAGACCACTATACCATACATGAGTTATATCTGCTGATGGTCCATAACCTGGTGTTCCTGGATCTCCATTAGAATCATAATATTGATCTGGTTCTCCTGGGTCATAGGTGTACTCAATTGTAACTGATTCACCTGTTTGTGTTATAAGTTCTATTTCCATATTACATAAATCTTAGTGCTCCTCCATCAACGTAAACAAACTCTTGCCCACACTCAGTGCACTTAGCATTTGATTCATTACGTAATAAAGAAACTTTGTGACAATTAGGACAAGGAGTTTCTCCTTCTTCTATGTATTCTTCTATTGCTTTTCTAGCATAGCTGTGTATCATAGAGTCATGAACACCTTTATAAAAAGTGTTGTCTGCTTCCATTTCATTTTGTTGCTCAATAAAGAGCTCTTTCATTCTTCCCATAGTTTACTTTTTTTGACTGTCCATCCAGCATCTACTGCTGCAATAACTTTCATACTCTGAAAGCTTACCACATTGTAGACACTTATGAACTTTATTAGTTTTAGTTTCTGTCTTTTTATCATCCATCCAACTCCATTCTTGAATACTCATCTTAGTTTTTTAAAGGATTGTAAAATTTAATTTTAGAATTGTCAAAATCTTTCAAAGCATTGGTGACCCATGTCTCATCTTGTGTACCTGTATAACATAGTATATGACATACTGCTGTTTCAGATGGATTAAGTCTTAGCAATCTACCTATTCTTTGTGAAGATTTTCTCTCATTACCATATGCATGCATAATAATACCTTGTTTAAGGTTTGGAATTGTAACACCTTCTGATAATTGTAACACGCATGATAACTTATCAATTCTACCATCAGAGAATAATTCTAGATTCTCTTCTGATTTTGCATTACCAGAGTGATAACTATGCTTGCATAACTTATCTGCTTGTTTTTGTGTGTTAGCAAATATAATGCACTTACTACCTAAGTTAGAAGTTAATGATTTAACATAATCTTCTTTAGTAGAATAATCCATCAATGCTTTCATTCTCATGATTGCAGCAAATTGTCTTTGCTTTGGTGTATTGGCATCTGCATAACGCTTTGTAGAATAACCATAATCCAAAAATTCTGATGTCCACCAAAAACCTCCATTTTTATTCTTCTTCTTTAATGTCTTAAGTTTAGACAACTGTAGTTGATGAACAAAAATTTTATAGTTGTTTAGTATTTTAGAATCTGTTGCATCATCTACACTAAATGTAAACTTGATAGGGCAATACTTTTTAACCATTCTACCTTTTACAGAATCAGCACGCTTTGGTGGTGTACCTGTTAAACCTAATATTTTACCTGTAAATACAGACAAAAATGGCTCATGTGATTCTAATAAGCTATGACATTCATCTAAATAAACTATATCATAGTCATTTGGATTCTGTTTGTTTATAGATAAATATGTTGTAAACGTTATATGTTTAACTAAACCTTCTAAGTTCATTTTATCTAATTCATCAATCCAAGACTGGGCTACTGAATGTTTTGGTATTACTACCAATGCTTTTATGAAAGGATTATAGTTTCTTTGTAAGTGTTGTATAGCAATTCTTGTCTTACCTACACCCATAGATATGCCTAAACCACATCTTTTATGTTGTGCAGCTATAGATAATGCATCTGCTTGTACTATTTCTCTTTTAGTCATAATTATTACATGAATTTTTTAATTTTTTAGATTTATAAAGGTGCACCCTACAGGACTTGAACCTGTGACCTTTTCATTATGAGTGAATTGCTCTAACCAACTGAGCTAAGAGTGCTGGTAGCCGGAGTGGGATTTGAACCCACACGGACATTGCTGTCCAAAGGATTTTAAGTCCTTCATGTCTACCAATTTCATCATCCGGCCAACAGTGATCCCACAAGGACTTGAACCTTGAACCTACAGCTTAGAAGGCTGTTGCTCTATCCAATTGAGCTATAGGACCTGATGATCAAATTTAAATCCTCTTTTCA